GTTTCGAATAGGCGTGGCTTTTCGCTCCGTCCGGCGGCTTGCTGTGGGTCAGACTTTCCTTGCCAACGGGGCAAGCGCTATACTCAGCGCTCGCCGCAGATGGTACACAATGGACCATCGGATAGGATTCAAATCTTCCCCGTCGTGTACGATGATGGTTCGTCCGACGCGATTAGGGCCAAAGGCACGGCGCCCCCAACGCTCAACTTCCGTTTCTGGTTCTAAGCGATTCACGGCCCATCCTCCACCCAGGCGCAGATGACGTAGGGGCCGATCCTCACGGGCTTGATATCCACCTCGACATTGGCGCCGGCGTGCGCCGGAGTGATCGGTGCGACAACGACGGCGCATCGCGTATCGCTTGCCGCATGGGCAAGAATTTCGTCCGGCCCCATACCTACGGTCGGATCGACCCCGTCAATCTGAAAGACCGCAACTTCCGTGATCTTGGTCAGCCCGGTCAGTTCCGTGCCGTCGGAATCCTTCGAAGGCAATGCCCAGGTAATGCCAAACACGCCGCCCGACTTCCGAGTGATCATCACGGGCATCGGCGGCCCCGGCGCGTTGTTGTCCGCAACGTCCACGAACTGATCGAATCTCATAACCGTACTTCTGTTCACCATACCTATTTTTCCCTTTCTCTTCGTTCGTCCTACATCGCCCAGGAATCGTCCGAGGCGAATTCTTCCACCCGCTGCATCTACCCTCTCGTCGGGGGCATCGTTTGATCCCATGCGGCTTCCGCAATCAGCATCGAATGGTGCCGTTCGTTCCAGTACGCGAATAGACGCTCGTACCAATCCAAGTCCTTTCGAGCGTCGGCAAGCGTTTCTTCGTACATTCCAGGCCATTTCTTGACTAGCAGTTCCAAAATCTCGATCCGGCGGAGATAGATGATGACGCCGTTCCCAGCGATCAATAGCCAATGTCCGGAGTATTTCAGGAACTCGCCTATGGCCTCGCCAACGTGTGGCGCACGAAGGTATTCGCGCTCGATCTTTATATCCTCGTAGTCTAATTCAAGAGGCATTTTTTCCAGTTCCTTTCGTGGAATGCCCTTCCATAAAGTAGAACAGGCAGGCCGGGCATTCGTCGTGGGCTGTAGTCTCGATATCAACGACAACGCTCGTGATGCACGCCTCACATATCGGTCGCCTGCAACTTGCACATAGTTTCGGCGTTCGCGTCATCTTCCCGCAATTCCTACACCACTCCTTTCTGGAACTTGCCACTGCGATCTACTCCGCATCAATCTCATCGAATCCCATAAAAGAAGCGTAAAAAGGAGTGTAAATTAAAGCGGCACCGTTCTCTGTTTGCTGTTTCTTCCCAGCGCGTTGCGGCATTTCGTCCCACGTCCGACCGTCCAAAAGGCGGCCCGCAGCCTTTTTCCCCATCCGAGACATCGGGGAAGCGTTTTTCGTCGAACCATCTTTGGACCGCACGACGGGGCCGTATCGAACATTGAGGGGCCCGACTTCCCCGTCCTCTTCCGCGACTTGCACGCAATCCTTGCCGTCGAATCGCGAATCGTCACTGTCCGTTGGCGCCCACTCTCCCCACTGTTTGAAAAAGAAGGGCACACTAGCGGCAACGCACTGGTCACGGATCGAACGCGCCCACTCGGGATTCATGGGGCGGGCCTTCGGTCCGCTCTCGCCGCCGACGATGACCCAGTCGATCGTGGGGCAATCTTCGTAGGTCGCATCGCCGTGGTTGGTGCGCTGACCATGCAGCACGTCGATGAATTCCCCGGCTCGGTGGTCGCAGCGGGTCAGATCAATCGGTCCCAGCAACGGCTCCAGCGACAGGAACCGCACCGCCGCCCGCGTAGCCAGCAAGTGCGGCAGCCGTTTGTCCAGCGTCTGTTGATCCTCGGCAGAAATGCCCTCCCATACGTTATCCCACAATCCCGTGGGTAGTCCGGCAGTTTTATACCAGGCAAAGAACTCTCTTCGCCTCTCTGGACGCTTGGTCAAAACTTGAAACGTGTGTTGTTGGCAACGCGACATCGTAAAGTACACGTCGCCGATGAACTCAAAAGGCACCGACTCGTGAAACAAGTCGCTCATCGAGTTGACGAAAATCATCCGCGGTTTCCGCCACGTCAGCGGCTCGTTTAGCCGCTCGGGCAGCGTCCGCACCGTGCCGTTGAAATGTCGCTGACCCTTCCCGTTCACGCGGGTGAGGCCGGCGTAAGCTTTCTGATCCATCGACTCCAAGCGATGCGACACGCGGACCGCGTAGCAGTTATCGCACCCAGCCGAAACCCGCGTGCAGCCGACCACGGGATTCCAGGTCACGTTGGTCCATTCGATTTTGCTGTTGGTGCTCATTTTTTCCGATCGTCGATCAACCGGCCCGCCCGGCACTCACGAGCAATATACCGATGGCATTGTTTGCGAAATTCGGACGCAGACATCTTAAAATCTTTGGTACGCTGGCGATCAAATAGCTTGGTGTCTATGGCCCTGGCGAGACGCGAGTCCTCTTCGTGGCAACGTTCATTGCCGTATCTGTGCACCCAGCGTTCAATGGCCTTGCGCATTCTGTTTGCTTCCCACTCCCAGTATTGCGCACGTTCTTCCGTCTGGTTCAGCATACGTTTACCAACCGAATACCCCTTCGCTGATCGTCGAAAGTGGTTCCTGGACGATAGATTCGTAGGTCGTGAATCTTTGAGCGCAGGCTTTGCATCTCCTGCGCCGTCTAATCGACACCTTCCCGTCATGGCAGCCGCGTCGCACGCGAGAGTCTAAAACATCCCATCCATCTATCGAGCGGCACACCGGGCATGGCAGACAGTTGCTCCGCAGTTCCCTAGTCACGGGCATCCTCCCCCGTCCCGAAACGCTCCGAGCACGGCCAGCAAGTCGTCCGAGTCCAGCACGCCGTTCCCGCCGCCGCACGGGTGGAGGTCGATTGCCGGTCGGTCCGCTCCGTGGAGCAGGGCCTCTGTCACCGCGACGATGTCGTCGGAATCGACGATGCCGTTCCCGCCAAATGGAGCTACGTCGCCGTACACTGGTGCCCCACCCCACCAATCATGAATGTGCATAGCGAACCGTTCCAGGAACTCGCGCGAATGCGGCGCCGAACGTTTCTCGGGGTCTTCCAGGACGAATGGCGCTTGGCAATTCGCCGGATTGAGCACGAATCCAAGTCGCGTTCCGTAGGCGTTTTGGACAGGCATACCGCCCGGTCCGGGTCGATTTGCGCATCCGTACAGAACCAACTCGGACGGCGGACCGACAACGGTCCGGCGGCTGCGCGGCTCGACGGCCGTGGCCCCAACCGGAAGCGACAGAGCAAAGGGGGGGGTAGTCGCGTTCCGGTTGGGAACCACTTTCCCGTTCGCATCAAGGAACAAATAGTGCTCGCCGGACCGCGGCGGGCAGTGCAGGGCATAGGCCCGCCACCTGCCGGACTTGTGCGCGTGACAGAGCATGTAGCCATCGGGCACGGCATCCGGCAATGGTGCCTGGACGACAGGCCCTCTAGGGTTGACTGATAGGACTTCAGAGTCCGAGACAGGCCCGCGGCCAGGCGTGCGTGATCCTATAAGGCACCAGATGCCGATGGAAGTCAAGACGAAGGCAGCACGTTCAAAGCCTCGGTTCATTTTGATTATTCTTCCCTTCGATAATCGACGTACCGCCCGCAACGCAGGCAGGCGATTCGGAGGCCCGCAGGGAAGCTATCGGATCGGAACGGGTCGTACAGTGGTTCAAGCTGATAGCCGATCGTACGGTGTCCGATTGGACGTAGCGCGCACAAATGCTGATGATCTATCGAGCGTGCCAATTCGCCGATTGCCTCTTGCGAACTGATGTTTCGATTTCGAGGTGGATTCCTCGTCGTGAGAATATCCGGTGGTCCGGCCTTTTTCATATCATCCCTCTCGATAAATGGCTTCGTGCCGGCGCGACCGGCTTAGACGTTTTGGCACAAGTCGCCGTTTCCGGCGAGGCGATTTCTCGCGGCGCGGATCACGGAATGCACTCTGATCCCGCTGTCTACGGCCGTTTCCTGCGTGTCTATTAAGCACCTGCGTGCACCACGCCGACGAAGCCACCGTCGATCGTTTCACCCCGTCAACCTTCCGTCCCGATCGAAATGAGCGGGATCAGACCGTGAAACCAATCGCACAACCAAATCAAAAAACCAATCATCTAATCCTCATCTTTCTGGCGCCCAAGGTACGCCTGTTCTTTGTTCAACGCTGCAATCAGGTTGGTCGCGTAACCGACGACAGATTCCAGCGCTATCCGTCTGACATCCAACGATCCTCCACTGTTCATGATTTCTCCCAGGGCGGCGTTGGCCTGAGCCGCTACGGCGGCGTAATTAAAGCTTCGTTTCGTTCTAGCCATATTTACCCCCACACATACAACACTAGCATGATGCACACGACGGACAGTAGATACAGCGCCTTGACGCCCCAGCCGTCGTCGCCACCATACCAGGACGTTTCGTCCGGCTCCGCATTCACGGACTGCTCACGCGATTGCTCCACCGGCTCAATCGCAATCTCCCAACGCCGCCCGGACTCCGCTTGCCCGAGTCCGCGAGAATCAAGTTTCACCAATCCCATCATTTGTCTCCTTTCCGAAGCCGTTGGCCTCGGCGAATTCAACCAAGAGCGCCCATTCGCCCGGTCTGATAAAAATTTCGTATCCGTCGCGGGAATCAATGATATTTAGCCACTCACCGTCAAGCTCGACGGTCATAAATTTTGATATTCTCGCCGCTATCAGATTCATGCCAAACTCCGCGAGCTTTATGGCGCACCACCAATCGAGATCGGCGGAACCTCGATCGGCGGACTGGGCGGCGCGGGCGGCTCGGGAACCAGCAACGGAGCAATCGCCGTCAGTACGTTCGACAGCATCCCGGTAATGCTGGCCATCACGTTCGCCAATTGGTCGTTGATGAGTTTCTGTTGCTGGACCATCCGCTCCGCCTCGATCGCCCGCAGTTCAGCCAGGGCGGCGGCCCGCACGCCCTGAGCCTCAATCACGTCGGACGCTTTCGAATCGAGCCGGGTAAATTCAACTTTATACCGCCCGATTTCCGGGCCTACATCGACCGTGCCGGTGCCCTTGAAGTCTGCGTCGGTTTGCAATGACCATTTGGCGGTACCGTCGCTCTTGCAGTCTACGTTGATCTGCAATCCGGGCGGCTTTTCGGGAATGCCACCCAAATCTTTGGCGGTCATGGGCCTTACGACGCACCCGGTCAAGCAGCCGTGAACCAACACAATGAAAATCGAAAAGATCAGTTTCATACCGTCCCCTGCATCCATGGACCCAATATATCTGTCGGACATCCGTCAGGCCCGATGTGCCTAATGTGCCTAAATCCATTGAAGCAAACTTCCCCGCACGTCTTGCTCGGCAACCATTCCCACCGGATTTCCCCGCTGATTAGCAGCGCGATGAATCGTCGATGCCATACAAGCTCTAGCTCTAGCTCTAGTTCTACTTTCGCCACGTCATTCACCGAGGGCCATAGCCCGTTCCAGTACCACACGCCATCGCGCGAGCGCTCGCGCCGATTGGCTCACCCGCCAGGGCGACCTGTCACGCCTTCCCTTTGTTCCCCGCGGCGACGATCGCCGCGATTTGTATTTCGAGGATGCGATTTCTGCCCGGTTCCTTGGTTTCCCCGATCATCGCCCGCAACTGCCGTATCCGCTCGTGCGGGTCCATGTCCGGCGGCACGAACCCGCCGTATGGGCCTTTCGCGGGACGTTTGTCCGGCCACTCGACGCGCATCGGACCCTCGCGCGGAATCTTCGTTCGCGCACTCCGGCCCATCAGCACACCTTTCCCATTACCACGGGAATCATGGAGTCGGACCCGGCGAGCGCGATAAGCGCCGTGCGAACGTCGGCGGCCAACCACTCTGTCGCGCCGTTGGCCGCGCGGAGCATATCCGCGTCGTCCGGACGCAAGACGAATTCCTGTTTCAGAAAATCGAACCACGAATTGACTCGGATACTAAACGGCGGCGAATTCGGCATGGCGAGCATCGCCGCCACAACCGCGAATCCGTTAGGCGGCGGACCCACCCCCGTCCCACCAACGCCACTCAACTCACTGGCCAACTCACTGGCAATCGTCCGACCCAGGGTCGATCTCGTCTCCCGCTGCTCCGACTCTTTCGTGTCTACCGTAATGACATGGAACCGCGAAAACGCTTCGACGACCTCCACGCCAACATGTCCGCGCCATTCAACGGCAAATGTTCTCATCAAATCACGATGGGTGATGTTTGGCCCGCACGTCAACAACCTATCGAACGCCTTGGTTGTGGGCGGCCGCCAAAGCACGGTGACTCGATTGTAGGCGTCGTGCAACGCCGTCACGCCATGCAGGTCAACCAAAACGCATTCATCCTTAGAATAATCTTTCTCGAATCGCCCGCGATTCGCCATCACGAGTTCGGCGAACCCGGCAATCGACGAAGCCTCAAAATGCCTTCTCGGGGCCGGTAGGTCCATTTGGACGTAGCTCCCATCCGGCTCACGGATTAGCTGCCGCCGACCGTCATTCCCGATCGGCAGAGTGCTCTCCCCCGCCAGTTGGACCGCAACCTTGCGAACAAAATTCCACATCGTTTCAACGCCCATCATTTTTTCGCCTTTCCATTTGTTCCTTTCTTTGTTCCTTCCAACCGCAACCTCGCCCGTTCCAGTACCACACGCCATCGCGCGAGCGCTCGCGCCGTTTGTTTCACCGACCAGAGCGACCTCGACCCGTAGCGGCTCACGTCGTAATCGTGGAGGAGCAAGCCTATCTCCAGCATGTCGCGGAGCGTCCGCCGGACCGTCCACGTCTTTATGCCGTCCATACCCGCGACGATGTCGCCGATCGTCAGGGAACCGCAGATCAGCAGGGAAACCAATGATCGGCCATGTGGCCGCGGACCAACCCGCAAAAAAAACAGAGCGACCTGCGCCTGTTTCGCCGTTCGTGGAAAAACTTGTTTCATGCCGTTTCGACCATTTCTCCATCTGACACCGGGCCGTCTGCCGCCGCGTCGTCTGGTAACTGCTGGGGTTCGACAATGGGCTTCAAACGCTCCGTCAGGGCCACGCGCTGCTCGGGCCGCGACGGCAGAGCGTCCACGTCGATGAAGTCCTCGTCGTGCCGTATCGCCTGCGACATCAACGCAGTCTGCTTCACGAACTTCGTGTGTCCGCGAATCACCGTTTTCCACGCCATCGCCTCATAGTCCGTTACCCAAGGTCCATCGTTTGCGGCTTTCGAGCGGGCGCGAACCTTGTTGATCTGCGTCGTCGTCATCGACCAATACGTATGCATCAAATGCCCGCAAAATTGACGAACCGCGTGCGACAAGTAGGCGATCGGAACATCACGATCCTCCCCTTGATACGGTCGGTGCAAAACAGTGGGTGCCGGATTGTCCGGCGTCTCCGCCGGAGGAAGCCACTCATCTTTCGAGTAGATCGTTTTCGGCGGGTAAAACATCACGTCGCCGTCACGCTCCGCGATCTGCATCAGGCCGCGGTACCCGACCATCAATTTGCACTCGATCGTACCGGCTTTGCTGTTGCGAAATGGCACAAAGTACGCGATGGCCATCGTCGGGTCAGGCTCCAGACCCAACTGCGCGCAACCCATCAAACTGTCGAACAGCGAAACCTTCGTACACTCCCACAGACTGGCAGAGCCAGTCCGGGCCGGTGGGCGCGCGAGCATCGTCATCCACATCCGCAGAACACGCTCGGGGCTGAGCATTGTCCCCAGCGCCTTTGCGAGGTCGTTCTTCCGCGATTCAAAAAAAGCGTCAAGCTCACCCAGCTTTTCGACCCGAGCGCTGCGCACTACTGCCGTCGTTGGCTGCGCACTCTTCTGCATCGTTGTCGTCATCGTGATCGTTTCTCCCGCAAAACGCCGTGTTGTCCCTGCTCGAAGTACTGCTCGAACAGCCCGTCCCGGCGAAGACCCTCGTAACCCCCGCCTCTGACCCCGCTCGGCGACGAATTCTGCATTGCCCACCGAAGCACGTTGCCGTTGGGCATCGATCCGGCGGACGCATCGCCCATTGCGCCAAGGATGACCCGTTTCAGTTCGTCCTCGCGCTCCTGACACTGTTTCGTCGCCGCAAGCCGCTCCGCGGCCACGTCCTTCATTTCCAGCCACGCTTCCTGGACGTAGTCCGGCAGTTCTATCACGCTGCCTTCATCGCGCCGCAACGACTTGAGGTATGACAACGGGGGCAGCGTACACCCGTCCGGCGAAACTCGCGGGACAATGTGCCGATTCCACCATGCTATACCCAGGGATACGAGTTGGTCGCAAAGGCTCGAATCCGTTTGCAGCACGTAGTATCGCATTTCCCTCTTAGGGATCACCGCTACCAAGAGTAACGTCGCGTCCAGTTCTCCGACGTATTGCTGGCCCGCGGTTTGAACCTTCCAGTCGTCGAAGATTTCGTCCGCCTCGTGCCCAAGCTGTTCGGCCCTTTGCTCGCTCCACACTGTCTTGAGTTCGACGTTGACGCGCAGGCCGTTCCACAGCCCCACGGGCAGTATGTCGTGGGTGCAGGCCATAATCGGCTCGCGCCGCGATATTTGGAATACCTGCTCGCTCTTGCCGTGGACGCCGGTCTCAAGACCCCAGTGCCGTATAGCGTGCTCGGTTAGTCCAGGCTCCATCATGTGCCCTAACGCCGCCTCGGGACCGGCTTCTTGCTGCACGCCAAAAATGTACCAATTGTAGACCGCCTGTTCGTCGCCAAACTCGGAAATGTAGCGCCCAGAGCCGTCTTTCATAATCTTCGGCAATGCGCTGGCCGTCAAGTGGTTTCGCCGTCGCGGATCAAGCATAATGGTAACCGGTCAGCGTCTCTCGCATCGACGCTATCGAATGTTCCAGGCCGGTGATCCGCCCGCGAATGAAACCGGCCTGGAAGTCGAGGTACCGACTCGACCAGCACCCGAAGCGTTCTTGATCGCCACAGTCGGTGTTCGCGCGATACGTGCGCCACGCTGCCTCAATCATTTCGTCGATTTCGTCCGCTGTTTTGTGCTTCGTGCTGTCCATCGCATCCCCATTTCGTCTTTTCCCAAATCGCGCACACTGCCGCTGACGTACCCCGCTGCGAACGCCTCTGAATTGGTGCTCCCAGTTGGGTGCAGCTCCGCGAAGGCCTCCCAGGCCAGTCGTATGCCATGATCCAAGTCGCATAGTTTTGCTCTGCGTATCGTCTCGGGATTGTTTGAAGGGTGTTCGCACATGCTGGGATTATACGCCGGGTTGCGAATATGTGCAAGTGGCGAAATCGAGAATTCTGGAAAATCTTTTGGACGGCAATCAGCGCGTCGAGATCGGGCGCGGAGCGGGACCATTTTGCCCGTCGATGCGACGATTCCCGCGGCGCTCGCCAATGGGACAAGATTTTTCTCTTGCAGGAGCGGGAAGGATAGCGTATATTCAAGGCGTGATCGCATGGAGAACGCTTTTCGGTTCCGGCCATGAGTCGGCGGGTTTTGATGCGGTCACGACCATTCGATTTCGGCCCTTGTGGTCGGAACCGAGGAGCGTTTTTTGTGAAACAGGACAAGCACACAGCGACGGGGTCCGGGCACAGGCTGGCTTTTTCCTCGGTTCCCAGCCCGGACAACGCTGCCCGGACCCCGATTGCTTCCGACATCTCGCGCGATACGGTGCACCGGGTATTCGCGTGCAACGATTGCGGGGACGTAATAGCCAACGAATTCAAGGGATACGGAGCCAGGCTGTTGAGCAAAGGGAAACGCCGCCGGCATGCTTGGCAACGACAGGTGGTCAAGTCTACAGAGCACAGAGCCTGAACACCACCGGTGCAGGAGCCGCGGCAGACGACCCCGCCTGGAGACGACGTGAGGCTCAAGATGTTTCGCGGAGGACACGGTCGGAACGCATCGATCCGTTCCTTACCAAGAAGGCCATGTTGCGGCAGACTCGGGGGAAGTTTCTAGGGGCCAACTGGACGCGATTCGCGAAGCACTCGGGTATCTTTCTGCGCCGACGTTGGTTCCCGACCATGCTGCGGCAGTCCGATCGCGCCTAGTGCAGGAGGGAAGTCCAATAACACCAAGAGGTCGGGCGTTGGTCAATCCAACTCGTGGCCCGGCAAAAAACGTACGGAGCTTTCCCGGACGCTCCGCAGGGCCGAGGCCCACCGGGGGATACGCGGTACGGCGGCAGGATTCCGCGTAGTCTAAGCCCGCCAGTGGGCATTGCGCCTTATGTACTGTTTCCGCGCGCAGAGTGCAACACTTCTGCCGCACGGAAGAAATGATACCTTAAATATGTAAGTTCCCGTTGGAATAACCCACCCAACGGTAATAAATTGCAGCGTGGCGGGTGCGGTTCTGATAGCCACGATAAAGAAGCAGAACGCTCTAAGCTGTCCGAAGGGCTGTGGCAAATAAAGAGCGGCTTACATCATTGTTGAAAATGATGGGGTTGCTCCGCGCGAACCGAGAACCATAGCAATGATGGAAAGTGGAGGATGGATTGCGGATGAAAAACGACAGAGACCACGACCCGTGACGACGACGACTCCGACACGCCTTACACCCCTGATCGCTTTGTTACTTCGACGCGGAATAACCCGGCGGATGGAGCGCGGACGGTCTATTCCTGCACTAGGAGTAGTCCCATTGAGGCGTGCGACCGTCGTGAGCCGCGCAACGTCGCACGCCGGGTTTTTCAGCGTTATGGGAAACGTATGGGAGGATAGGGCAATGCTGGGAAGCAACCCGAGCGCCCATACGTGCAGCGAGTGCAGGGCGCGCCGGATGAGGATACACGGCCGGCGCGCCCGACTCCTGCATTACACAATCTAACGAACGATCGACGACAAATCAAAAAAACAAACTGGAGCTTGACGCCATTACTAAATTGGATCACCCCTAATTCCCCTCTGCAACGCTGCCGAAAGCGAAAAATCCACGGATGTTGATCTTTCATTCAATTTCAACAGGCCGCACGTTTTCATGGTTCATTCGCCGCCCTCCTCCTGCTATGCCAAGCCCTTCAGCGCCGCCTCAACCTGGGACAATCGGAACCTGTAGACTGGACGCCCGCCGAGTTTGCCGATGTTGATGAACGGAATTTTCCCCTCTTTGATCCACCGCAACAGCACCGGTTGCGATATGGCGAACTGTTTTTGGATCGCGCCACTTTTCACGTGGCCTTCGTTCGCGGTCCTTGCCGATTCCGGTTTTTCAGTTTTCATGCGACGCCCTTCTCTTCCTGCGAGTTCAACAACATCCTGTCCGGCGATACGGGGTAGTGCCGACGAACGATGACGGCGCACGCGCGAATGGTGCTCGGTTCCGCCCCCGCCAACAGAAACGCCGCCAACCAGTCCCTCGCGCCCCATGGTGCCGCCACCCTCACATACCAGGCCATCGCCCCCCAGGACGCCACCGCCGCCGCCGCCCGCGCCGCTTCGTCGATGCGCTTTCTGTCATCATGCTCCCCGCGCGCCCAAGACTCTGCGCATTCGATTGCGATACGCGGACGATGTTCGTGCGCTGGAACGTACCGCAACGGCAATCTCGCGCACTCGCACGCCGCCAGTACGAATGGACGACGCGCGTCCGACCAGGGCGCACCGATGACCGTGTACGCCATGAGCCAAACCATCCAGTCAGCGCGCTCGCAGGCGTCCCACGCCGTTTGCGAGTCATCGAATTGTTCAGCCCAGTCGACGGCCTCGTCGCAAGCATCTAAGGATTTCAGGAAGTCAATGTGTGGCTTCACGCGCCACCTGCTTCCGATTCCTCTTTCTGCTCAGCCGCAACAAGCACGCGCGCTTCGCAGACTTTCAGCACGTTTTCATGGTTCATTGTTTTTTCCTTTCGAGATAAAATCCCCGCGCTCGCCGCGCTGAAGGACCGCTCGCATGTTGTTTCGTTCTTCCTTTAAGACCGATACGTACCGTTCGATCGGCAGACCGTCCAAGCCCTCTCGCTCCAAGATCATCTTGCAGCGCTCGGCCATTGGGCGAGTGATATCTCGACGCGCCAACGGCAATGGAATGCAGCGCGACATAAACGGCCCGGCGTCCCGTTGCGATTCAAACAAAAGCTCTTCACCTTCAGAAGTTGTGGTAAATGCCCACAAAACGTGGTTAGGAAGGTCTTCGAGCATTACATCCAATTTGCGCAACACCATGCCCTTGAGTCCATGCGCTTCGTTGATGATGTACGCACGGCCGGACCGCGCCCCAAGCCCGTACATCGGGCTGACGCGCTCCGCATCGCGGAGCCAATCCAATGACACTTCGTTAGCATCGACTTCCGTAACATTGAACGGCTCGGCTATCGCGCCCGCGAGCAACCTCGCAATCGTGGTCTTTCCGGTGCCGGATGAGCCGGACAACCAATAAGCTTTCCCACCAAGCCCGCGCTGACGAATGAAGTCGATTTGCGCAACGACCTTGTCTTGCCCGACAACTTCGGCCCAAATAGCGGGTCGATAGCGTTCAAATAGCGCGGTCATATCGCACCATCCGATCCAAGCGCCGCTTTGTGCGAGGCGACCATCGCCGATCCGATGAGCGAGGCTCGCTTGGGGTAGCGCCGCTCTTGACCGCGTGTGATGCACGGAACCTTACATCCGTACTCACACGTTATCGGCGACAGCGCCGCAGCAAACGCCATTCGGTCGGACGGATTGATTTCGATCGGGCATGGGTTGGCCATATCCCAGACCTCGGTGGTCGAGCACGCGAGGCGCCCTTGGGCTCCGGCGACTTTCATTACGTCAATGATGTGGCGGTCGCCGGTCTCACGCATCCCGGCCATTCCACGCACTTGGAGCAGTCCATCGACCTCACGTGCTTCAATTCCGATAGTTGCATCCTCTTCCCGCCCGCTTTTACGAACGCCTTGAAGATGTTTTCGTGCGTCATGCGCCACCCCCTTCCGCGTAATCCAGCGCGCGGCGAACCGTCTCGGCATCCGCCAGGGCCAGGACGAACGCCACGAACCGCGCCTCCACGCGAGTCGCTTCGATAGGAACAGACCGATGCACACCGTCAACGCCAACCGGTGCGATCGTCGCGTTTTCACGGTTTTGGCCATCGGCGCGGTCACGCTGTCACCGCCATTTCCGCGGTGTGCTCCAAAACGAATTCGACTACGAAGCGAACCAAATCTTCCTCGTCGTCGCAATCCCTCAATGGCTCGTTGTCGAGAAACACCATGAGCACGTTTTCAAGCTGTTCGACGCGCTCCATTGACAATTCGTGGGGGTCAGCGATTTCGTTTTCCTCGTAGCATTCGGGTGAATTGCAATTCATGGCTCGCACGCCGGACCAACGTCTTACGGTGAGTCGCTCTGAAAGCGGTTTCGATTCCAAATGTTGGCGCCCGCGCTTTCGAAATACTGCTTCAGCTTGTGCTCCAACTTCGTTGCGCTCGTTCCAAGTTGCGCCTACCGCTGTAAGCCGCGCTAGTCGCGTGGGGGTTTGCTTGGTTCGGTATCGTTGACTCGCTAGATCCAGTAGCTGTGCGTTTGATAATGCATCAAAATTTATGCTTCTCATCATGCGGCCACCGCCATTCACGCCGCCCGCGTAGCGTTGAAAATGCGGTTTGCCCGTTAAAATAATGGTTTTCACGCGCCACCCCCTTCCGTGATCTTGAAATATCCTTTGCAGATACGACGCGCTACCGCTGCAAACAATTGCGCGTAGTAATACTGCGCGTTAGCTCCGCGCGGCGCGCCCGGCAGCAAGGCGCTTGGAGATGGTACGCACTGCTGTAGGCACGCCATACTCATAGCGGCCGTTCCGTCTGCGCGCGCCATCCGACACGTCTCGAGTATGTTCAGCGATAGAGCGTGCTCGAATTCTGATATTCCTGTAACTTTCACGATGCACCCCCTTTGCGGATGTAGGCGTTGACGCCGATGATGACGGGTTGCCCGTTCACGACCGCCGTCGTTGCCACGTTTCCATGCGATGACGCGACTACGAGCGTTTTGCCGGACGCCGATGGCGCTGGGGATTGCAACGGCAGCCGAATGACTAGCTCATTGCCCACGATTTCTGCTACAATACTCATTGTCAAAACCCTTTCACGGTTTTGGCCAATGGCCCGGTTCGTATCCACCGAACGCGGGCCACTTTAGCCTTACGACAAAACTATACCATGCTAAAAGGTGCTTATCAAGACAATTCCGTCCTATTTGATGCAAATAGATGTACTATTTGCGGGCGCGATGCTCATGTAACGTCGCGAAATCACGCACATGGGCGGATTAGCACAGTTGTCCCAGAAGTTGAAGTGTGACCGAATCGGTTGGTCCTACTTGTGGCTTATTGGAGGCCCATTCGGAGTGCGTGAAAGTACGCACTTAACGTCCTAGAAGCAATCTTCTGTTGCGTTGTAGCATCTAGCGTGCTTTTGGGTTGACTACGGCGCTAGTTTCGCTATTATCTTTGTATGGGACCCAACGGCTAAGCGGACCTTTTTTCCCAAGGGGCGTTACGCGCGTGCGCTTGTGGTAGCGGTATCCCCTTCTCCTTTTTGGCTGTGTCTCGTTTTTCGTTGGTTTGCTGCGGGTTGAATGGAGGTTGTTTGATGGAGTGTCTTCCGTCGTTGCTGGACGTTGTGGAGTGTTCTGCGTTGTGTCGTGTGTCTGTGGCTCATTTTCGGAAGATGGTGGAGAGTGGTCTGGCTCCGCGTCCGGTGGAGTTTGGCGGGGTTTGGCGTTGGAGTCGAGGCGTGATGGGTCGTTTTTTGGACAGTGGGGTTGTGGAGGGTTCTGGTTTGGGGGTTCTTCCTGTTGGTTCGACGTGTGATTTGCGGTTGCCGGAGGTGGAGGTGGAGGTGGCGCCTGCCAGTTACGGTGCGATCGTGTTGAAGCCGCAGGAACCGCCTTTGGAGACTGTTTGTCAGACTGGCGGAGAATGCGTGTCCGAGAAGTGGGCGAACAAGACGATAGAGTATCGCAACGTGGACCGCGCCGAACTGTAATGCAAGCTGCTGAAGACGTTTGCGGTCCAGCTGATTTATACTTCGAGGGACACGTAGTGCCAGTCGTCGACATGCCAGTCGAAACTGAAGTTCCTTTGCTCGTGGATGGAACGATCGTTACGAATGACGAGTGATGTTCTCATTTGCTCGGCGGCTGCGGCTGAGGTTGTGGCTGCACGTATCGGCAATAGGGCGCTGGACCACGCCCCGGATGCCGTTATCGCCATTACGGTTCCGCCGGTCGTTGACACTCCGCTCATGGTGGACGGCGAGTTGATGCCGATCAGCCGGGACTCGCTGGATGTGGCGTTGCGTTTTGTTTGGTATGCGGTGTCTCGGGAGTTCAACCGGTTGTTCTATGATGCGTTGAAGGCGAGGGGTTTTGATTCCACGCGGGTTCACGCCGAGATTTGTTTATTGAGTAAGCATCGTCATTCGTTGGGACTTTCGGAGCGTCAGGTTCGCGGCGCGATTGGCGTGGAGCATGGGATTTTCGGCCGTCATGGCCGTTGGTTGCGGGCGGGTTTGCCGGGGGACGATCCCACGTCGTCCGTGGAGGCTGGATTGTTGGATTGCGGGTCGGGCCATCCTGAGACGGTTGCGTCGAAGCGGATCAAGCTTCGGGTGTTGAGCGCTACGGAGTTTCCGCTCATTTTGGAGGACGCGGTCGAGTCCTGTACCGGGAAGCCGGACCAGGTCGATTTTCAGACGGAAATGAAATGGATTTTGAGCCGTGTGCGTGAGTGGCCTGATTTTACCACTGCGCCGAGTCAGATTGCGATCAAGACGTGGCTGCTGTTGAATGATCCTGCCGGGGTTGATCCGTTGATGAGGGATTTGTTGAAGATGACCTGGTCGAAGCGGATGGCTCCTGGTGACGCGAAGGGTGGGAGTTCCGCGGTGTTTGCGGCGGACCGGGTGTCGGGATTGGACGGAATGGATGACGATGCGAGCTTGGAGAAGCGGTTGTTTGGCGAGGCGTGAAGGGCGGATCATAAGCTTTGTCGCGATGGGGAATCATCGACAGCACGTTAGAGGGCCGACAGCTTGCGTACTTTCCGCATTACATGACCGGGAAGGTTCCGCTGGAGCCGGAAGCCAACCGTCTGTTTCGGTCCAAGATGCGCGGCCTGACCAGTGCTCGTGATCGTGCCCTGGTCAAGAAGATGTGCCGCGAGGACTTACTCTTCTACACCGCCACGTTCGTGTACATTTTTCAGGCCAAGGGCGATCCGAAGCCGGTTCCTTTTCTCTTGCATGATTTTCAAGTCGAGTGTGTGACGCTCCTATGGAAGTGTCTGCACGACAAGCGGGCCATTCCGGGCCATCCGTGGTGGGGGTTTTCCGGCCAGACGGATTGCCGGGGCTTGAAGCCTCGAGACATGGGGTTCACGTGGTTCGTGATCGTGCTCTTTGAGCACGGATGGCACTTCATGCCCATGTTGCAGTTCTGCCTTGGGAGCCGCAATGCGGACGAGGTCGACGGGTCGACGCGGGACTCCGACAAGGGTGGCGGGCTTGGCGGCCAGTGGAGCAAATTGCTCCCCAAGGTGGATTTCATCCACCTAAATCAGCCGAGTTGGCTTTGGCCGGAAGGGTACGTACCCAGAACGCAGCCGGTGCGAACGTTCATGAGAATCGTCAATCCGGAGCTGGGCGGGTTGATCGAGGGGGCCTCCGCCAGTCCGAAATTCGCCCGCGGCGGACGATATTACGGGATCGGGTTTGACGAACACGCCCACACGGACCACGGATACGAGATCATCGGTTCTTCGAGCCAATCGAGCGACTGTCACATTTGGTGGAGTAGTCCGAACGGTCCGAGCACGGCCCACGCGATGCTGGGCCGTTCGCCGATCCCTCAAATTCGGCTCGAATGGTGGATGAATCCGGCGCATACCGAAGGCATGACGGTTGACCCGGATAAGGGGGATCGTGGCCGCTGGTCTCCGTGGCTGGAAAAGGAAATGGCGCGGGTCGGATACGACCCCGTACACATCAACAATGAGATTTGGGCGGATGAGTCCCAGGCGACCGGCGCCTATTACGCCAAGGAATTGTTCGACATCATGTTGGGGGTTGGGACGAAAGAAGGCACCGTTCGTGATCCGGCGTATGTCGGCGAGTTGGATTATCGAACGGGTCCGACGGGTCCGTGGGTGACGGGGTTCATTCCGCAGGCGAGCGGCCGGTGGAAGTTCTGGCTGCGTTGGGATGCCGCCGGCCGTCCGGTCCGCGAGGACCGCTACATCCTGTGCGTTGACGTTGCGGCCGGTGGCGTGGACGCGGAAGGCCGCGGAGCGAGCAATTCTGCGATTGTCGTGGTGAGTGAGTTGCAGTGCGCCAAGGTCGCCGAATACGCGACCCACGGGATGCCCGTCCCTCGGTTCGCCGAGTTGTTCGTCGCCGCGTCTCGTTTTTTTTGCGGCACGGATGAGCATGGTTGGCTCAACTGGGACGCCGGCGGTTGCGGCAATGAGTTTGGCCGTCTTTTGACCGAGGAGTACGGATTGCACGACAACGTGTATCATCGTTCAAACCGTGACGGGACGGTGCGGGCGGGGTATCTCAAGGCCGGGAGTAGGGATGAATTGCGTCGGCCGTGGGGCTTGCACGAAACGATGCTCTGGGAAGGCCGGTATTTGGAGCGGAGCGTGGACACGGTGAATGAAATGCGTCACTACAACCACAATCCCACCGGCGGCCCCCCGTTCCACTCGTCCGGCAAGGGCGTCGTGGACCCCAGCGGGGCACGCGAGAACCACGGGGATCGGACGATGGCGACGGTATTGGCCTGCATGGAATTGTCCAACCGCCGCAATCGGCCGCAACGCGACGCGGAGATTCCGCCGTTCGGAAGCTACGCGCACTTGAAGCTCTTGGAATCCAAGCGGGCACGGGATAAGCTTTTGATCTGAGGTGAGACGTTGGCGGTACTGGACCCACATTTTCGGCGGTTGACGGAGTGTGTGCGGCATAGTCGTGAGCGTACCCGTCCGCACCGGGAACTTCACCAGATGCTCGTGGACGCCGCGATGGGGCAGTACTATCCGCGCGCCATCGGCAAAGACCCGGAAACCCCGCTCAATTTGCTTTGGATGACCCACCGTGCGCTGTCTCGGTGGCTGTACATGCGCAATCCGCGGGCGATGGCCAATACGAGAGTTCCCCAGTACAAGGCATTCGCCGAAGACGCCGTGATCGCCCTGAACCGCACGATCGAAGAGGCGGACTTTGGCCGGACGGTCAGCGAAGTCGTGGATCAATCGCTGTATTCAGTCGGCGCGTTGTGCATGACCGCCGACTACGTCGGCACCGAACGCGGGATGCGTCAGAAACTCGTTTTGGAAAGCGTACCCTGTCCCGATTTGGTGTGGGATGCGGACTGCCGGAATCTGCATGATTCAGACTACCTTGGCCGGAAAATCCTTCAGAAATTGATTGACGTGCGTGATCATCCCTTGTACGACCCACAGGCCCGGACGAAGGTCGGTCCGTCCTACATGAACTTTAAGCCGGACGACGAAAAGGCGAATTGGCAATCCGCTCAAGGCTGGATGCGGACTTCGTTGTACGACTACGTCGAGTTGTATCAGGTTTTGGACCGTGCCGACAACCGCATGTACGTTTGGCCGGTCGAGCAGCCCGAGTTGATGCTGATGGGGGACGTGTGGAACGGTCCGCCGAATGGTTTTATCCGATTGCTCCACTATGGTTCTCCGCCCGGCCATGCGTGGCCCGTGTCGCCCATGTCGAACGTCTATCGGCTGGCGAATGCCCGAAACGTGCTGTTGGTGAAGGCGTTGAGGCAGCAACAGGTCGCCAAGGGCGTGTTGCTGTACACCGCGGCGCAAAAGGAGGAAGCGAAGCAAATCCTCGAGTCGCCTGACTTGCAGAGCGCTCTTCAGGAGAACGGCCCGACCCGCTGGACGCACGTCGGCGGGGCTTCGCCGGATACGGTGTCGATGTCCGAGTTGGTTGGCCGGCTTTTCAGTTACGCGGCGGGCGGCTTGGACCAATTACTGGGCCTTCAGCCGTCGGCGCACACGCTGGGTCAGGAGCGGCTATTGGGCGAGGCGACGGCTGCCAACATGCAGGACATGGGCGAGGTTGTGCGGCTTTTCGTGCTAAAGGCCGTCCAGGACGCCTTTTGGTTCAATATCCGCGACCCCAAAACGAAGGCGGAGCTTTGGAAGCCGATCGGTAAGACGGGCGTGTCGTATCCCGTCTCTTGGACCTACGAAAAACGCCGTCAGATTCAGGACATGGCGTTCGAGGTCGACGTGGAACCCTACAGCTACCGGTCCCGTACACCGGACGGGCGGCTGGCGGATTTCCTGGGTTCCTTGCAGTTGCTCAATCAATATGCACCGATGATGGCGGCCCAGGGAATAAGTCTGGACATGGAGGCTATTGCCGTAACGATTGCGGCCTACAAGGATTTGCCGGAGTTGTACGACGCGCTGATCCTGAATCAGGATCCCGAGGAATTGTCTCGGCTCATGGGTGCGCGGCCGGGCGAAACCCCCATGAACGCGATGAAGCCGCAAGGGCATTACGTCCGCGAGGACCGCAACAGCGGCGCCGGGGAGATGCAGGAGTTGATGCGCATGTTCGGACGGCCTCAACCGCTGCAGGAAGCAATGGCCGCATGAGGAGTTCACGGCATGGTGCGCGAGATTGAGTATCGCGACGGGGTCAAGACGGTCACCCTGGTCAATTACGTGACCGGGGAGCGGAATGTCGTTTCGGGACCGGAGCGGAGAAACGCGAAGCCCGGCAGTGGCGGTTATTGGCTACAGAGCACCAGTTGCGGGGTGCCCCGGCAACAGGTTGCGAAGGCCAAGCGTTTGGATGCGACGATGGGCGTTTCGATCGACTATGACGAAAAGGGCAGGGCGTGCTTCAAGACGAAATCTGAATACCTGAAATGGTCCAAGGCGCACCATAATGTGAACCACGACGCGGGCTACCGGGAATTTGCTCCGGGACACTTCGACTACAAATAGGAGGATCGGTATGGCATTGAATGGGCGCGGGTTCTACAGGCAACTGACCGGCGGCAATCGTCTTGATTGGCTGAATGGGTTGCAGCGGCGTTGGGCGCAACCGAACGACTTTCGTTTCACCGTGCAGCCGAATCGTAACGGGCCGTCGCCGCCGGGCTACGTGAACCCGCTTAACTCTTATGGCGAGGGAATCTCGGCGGGGACGACGGGCCTTGGCCCGGAAGGCGGCATGACGCCGCTTTCGCCCTACGACAGTGCGCCGGGCACTTCGCTCCGCGCACCAGCGCCCGTAAATCGTCCTACGGCCCAATTCTACGATCAGGCGGCTTTGACGGCCGTGGCGCCGTACTCTTCTAGGGGGACTCCGAACCCTCGCGGAGCTGCGAACGCCGGTTGGTATACCCCGCGAGAGATCGACAGGTTCGCTTCCGTCATGGGGCCGGATCAACTTCGCGGATTGATGCCGCTGATCCTTGCCGCGCGTAATCGGATGCAACAGCCGGTGACGACCCCCGCCAAATACCAAGATTTTTCGGATTTTCAGCGGCAAATGTACGCGGCCAACCCTAATGTCCCACATCAGCTTGTGAATCAAGACGCTTACAATGCCGATCCGGGAAGCCGTCCGGGCGAGACACGTTCCGGGGACGCGGGGGTGTGGCAGGCGTTGGCCAGGATGTTCCCCGGCCTTGGCCAGCAGACCAACGGGTTGGCTCAGGAGTTGTTTCCCGGCATTCGGTTTCAGACGGCGGAAGGTCAGGCCGCGGCGAACGCCCAGAAGATGAAAAGCCTCAACGCCGAGCAACCGCCCGGTCCCGGCATGGAATGGTACCTGAACCCACGCGATCCCCGGCGACCGGGTAGCGGCGGATACCAGCAAAGGCGGATTCCGACCGTGCCGGGCGCCCGACCGGCGAGTTATCGTGGCGGGATGGTACGACGATGACTTTGCTACTCGACCGCTACTCCGAGTTTCTATCTTCGTCTTGGCCAATCCTTGCGATCTTCGCTCTTTTTTGTCTTCGTGGAATTATCGAGGAGTTAATACGGAGGTGGACGAAGGGTTGATCTTTCAGTACCCAGTTTCGCGGTTCGCGTGTACGGCATGAATTATCAGATACTCGACAAGGACGAAGTACGAGCGCTTGACAACGAGGCGCCGAAACGCATGATTGAAGAGTAGGAAAAAAAGGGGGCCGTCGAGAAATCGGCGGTCCCGTGACGAGGCACAGCGGTTGCAACCGCAAGACGCCTGTTCGTCGCGGCCTTTACAGGGGGTCGTTGGAGTAATCCGACGGCCCCCTTTTTTTTAAGGAGCATCGAATGGAACAAGCAGTCTTGGAGACCCCGTTCACCGCGATTCCCGTGGGGGAAGCCCCACCTGTTACGACTCAAGCGGCCTCGGAATCGTCCGCCGTCCGCCCCCGCGACGACAGCGGCCGATTTGTTCCCTCGCCGAGCGAAGGGCCTCCTCCGCCGCCACCCACAAAGTTTTCTCCGCAGTTGGTCGAGTTGGCGAAGACCGTCTACTACACCGACGATCAGATTAACTCGTTTGCCGACGGTGGCCTGTTGTATGAGGCGGTTATTGGCCGTATGGCGTCGATGCCGAGGCAGAACGAGCCGCGAGAGCAACCGCCTGCTCAGGCTCCACAGAACGTACTGCCCCCGCCCGCGTCCGCCTTTCCCGAGTTCGCCTTGAATTTGTCGGAAGATATCGACCCGGCGACGGCGGCGCCGCTGAAGGAAATTGTGGCCCAATTCAATCAGATGCGGGCGGTGTTTGAGAAGAGTCTGGCCGAGAAGGACTCCAAGATAGATCAATTGGCCAACTTTGCTTCGCAAAGCGCGGCCAGTACGAGAGAAACGACCAAACAGCAACAGGCCGCGTTTTGGGATCGGATCGTGGAATCCGTCCCCGGCCTCGTTGAGACGGTTGGTTTACCTTCGCAGGCCATGATTCGTCCAGGAAGCGCGGAGTCCGCGGAATGGTCCAAGGTGGCTACGATGATTCACGCCAACGCGACCATTCAGGGCGTTCCGGCCCATTTGATCGACTATGAGCGAGCCACCCGCGACGGGTGGCTCGCATACCAAGCGATCGGCGGGAAAGGAAAAGGCAACGGACAAGGCAATGGAATCAAGTCCCTGCCGGGTGTTGCGCCGCGCGGCGTGCCCCGGTCTTCGATTTCCGGCGCTTCCACGTCTCCCGCCGAAGACCCGGCGGGCGATTATGAAGCGCGATTGGCGGCCATGAAACAGGCATGGGCGGCCAGTGGTGGAAGAAATCCATTCCTGTAGGAGTGAAACATGGCAACGTGGGAAAGCCACGAGGGGTTACTGCAACAGGCGATTCCGAACTACAACCGGAAGACGTTTGTCAATATCAGCAACACGAAGACGCAGTACACGTTCTTCCCTTCCATGCGGGGTAGAGCGCAGTACGCCGAAAAAAACAAGCTCAAATTCGGGATGCCGAACCACGTCAGCGACACGGGCGGTACGGAATACGTGTTCAACGTTCAGGTAGCCAAGGGGAGCACGTTCTCGTGGGTCCGCGAAACCACGCCGATCAATATCGTCCGTCAGGACTATCAGAAGCAAGTGCGGCTCCCGCGGCGTATGTGCCGTACGCACTGGTCCATCAACATGCGCGAGACCGAGGCGTGCAAAGGGCCGGAGGAACTGACGGACTTGATGACCGCTCGGAAGATCGGCGACGATCAAGACTGGGCGGACTCGTTTGAAACGTGGGGTTGGGGTGTGCCGCCTACGTTCTCTGACGAACAAACGGCGTTCCCGCTTCGGTATTGGATTTTTTGTCAGCCGGAAGGCGACGGCGCTCCTGCGTATGCGGCGCCATTTTCCGGCGATGGCGGCTTTTTGAATAACAACCACGCGAGCTACACCGCGGGGCCGGGCGGACTGAGCCGCGTCACGTATCCGATGTGGGGAAATTACAACTTCCAGTATAGCGCGTTCAACGACGCGCTGATTGACAAAATTGCCATTGCGGTTTTGAAGACGGAATTCGACGCTCCGGTGCAGCATCCCGACAAGATTCAGGGTCCGCCGGACAAGGCGATGTATACCGGAATCTCCAACGTCGTGGCGCGGGCCAAGATGGCTCGCCAGCAGAACGACCAAAACACCAGCGATCTGATGTCCCGGTTCGCGGAGAACTCCGTGTTCCGAATTCCGATGTACTACGTTCCACAGCTCGATGACGTTCTTATGTACGGCGCTCTCAATCGTTCGCCGATCTTCGGGCTGAATTGGAATACGTGGTACATGGCGACTTCCGGCGGCTTCAATTTGAAAGACGCGCTGTTCCAGCCGGACCGATCTGCTCCGATGGACGTGACGCACGCAAGGTATCTGGAAACGCAGACGGTCTGTTGCTCGCCCCGCGAGAACTGGGTGGCGACCCTTTAGAGGAGAAAAACGATGCAATATAGCTCTTATCGGGGGATCTCCGGCCCGGACACGGGATATGCGCCGAGTGCCTTACTCTTCGATACGTTGGACGCCCATGAACGCAACGGATTGGCGTCCGGTTTCTTCGAGGACATGACGAAATTTCGCACAGGCGTTCCATCGTCCACCGAAGTCGCTTGGACCGGGGTGTGGAAGGCAGTCGGCATAGCGACGAACGGAATTTTCGGTCAATCGCTCACTCAGGGCGAAGGGCTGACGCTATCTACCGAGTCCGCGGATAACGACTATCTGCACGCTCAGGCGGGATTGCCGTTCATCCTTGGCGCGACCGCCGGAGATTTCGCTTTCGAGGCCCGCTTAAAGTTTGCCGGAATTGCGAATACTTTGAATGACTTCTTCATCGGATTGGGCGACACGATGACGTTGGGCGCCGCAGTTCCCATCACGGTCACGGCCGGCGACCTGGCCACGGAAAAGTTCGTCGGTTTCCATAGGGATGCGACGGATGGGGATGAACTCAACACCGTGCACAACGATGCGGCGGCGACTCATACCATCTTGAAAAACGGCGTGACGACGTTGGTCGCCAATACCTTTCTCAAGGTCGGAATGACGTTGAAGAACGGCGTATTCCGTTTCTACGTCAATGCGGTGGAAGCGGCGGACAGCGTGGCCGTGACGGCGACGAATTTCCCCGACGATGCCGCGATGGGACCGCTGTTTGGTCAGACCGCTGTGGCTGCATCCGGCGGATTGACCACGATCAGTTGGATTAAGGCGTTGCAGTTTCGAGGCCATTCGTAACATGTTCGACGGCGTGAAAGGCTTGTTCGTCAAGGCGTTGGGGGATGGCGCAGACCCTAAGAGCATTCCCAAGCACTACGTAGCCTACTACGACAAGTGCGTGGAGATGTATCGGAAGTTCGGACACTTCCAGGGCGCGGAGGACATTCCTTATAACGACTGGCCGATCATCTGCTTCCTGGCGGATTTGGAGCGGCGGCAGGCCGAGTTGGAAAACAGCCGATCCGGCGTGGGCGTGTCTCGTGAAGACGCTCAATCGCCCCGCCGGGCCGATTTTCAAGCCAAAGAAGGCCGGGCCTCGAAAGAGGGCGTGACGGCGGGAGCTGCGTAGTATGCCTGGACTGAGTGACGATGTCAGCGTTTCCACGTCTGGCGGAATCGAGACAATTGCTTCCGACAGCGTCGGGAACAAGCAATATCAGCGCGTCAAATTGATCTGGGGCGGTGACGGCGTCGCGACGGAAGTCGCGGCGGTGACTCCGCTTCCGGTGACGGACGCAGCGGTTCTTGCTCTTCAGCCTGCCATCGCATTTACGACGCATCGCGCGGTCAGTGCTGCATCCGACAATCTCACCTTAGTCGCGGCGGGGGCATTGAAGCTGTACGGCGGAATCGTTTCGAGCGTCAACGCGGCGGTTCGCTATTTGCACCTGTTCGACAAGGCTACGGCGCCGGTCCTGGCTGCGGACAGTTCATTGCTCAAGGCGACCATTGCGATCCCCGGTTTGGCCGCTGGGACAGTGACGCCGTTTTCGATTCCTGGCGGGCTGAACTTCGCTTCTGGGATTGCTTACGCGATAACCACGGTTGCCGCGGGAACGACCGGCAACGTTTCGGCCAATGAGCACATCGTGAACCTATGGTACAAGTAAATGCTAACCATCCTCTTCAATCTTCCGAGCCAGCCGCCGGACTCGCTTCTCGGCTTCCTCGACTTTCGGTTGGCGATTGCGGAATACATCGGATACACGGCGGATATCGACCTATGGACCACGCAACAGCAAGACGAACTGGGTCGCATCGTACACGAGACGTATCTGACCATTCTGCACCCGACGCGCCCGAGCGGCTTGGGACCTCCGCACACGTGGAGTTTTCTTCTCAATCTTGCCACGCTCACTACGGTCAGCGGGACGAGCACGTATACCATGCCCGCCGATTTCGGGGCGCTGCACGGAAGCTCACTCACCTATCCGGCCAACGGCGGCTTTGTTCCCGTCAAGGTGACCTCGGCTTTGGATATTCGGGAACGCTTGCAATACAGCAGCCGGTCCGGCCAGCCCTACTTGTACGCTACCCAATGGGCTTCGCAGGTCTCCGGCTTGAATCAACGACAGCAGATCGTTTTGTATCCCACGCCGGATGCGGCCTACGTGCTGACCTATCAATACGCCAAACTGGTCAATCGGTTGAGCCTATCGAATCCCTATCCCTTGGGTGGGATGAGGATGTCTCAGCTTATGGTCGAGGCTTGCAAGGCGGTGGGCGAGGCCAAGAAGAACGGGAAACGGGGGGACCAGTGGAGCATTTTCGAGAAAATGCTCATGGAGGCGATCGCCACGGACGCAGCGACGAACACGGAGCGCACGGTGGGTTCCATGCGGGACCCGGACGGCGGGCGGTTCTCGATGAGCATTCGTTCGGTGAGCGGATCGACGTATGCCGGGATCGCGGTCCCATGATGTGAGGTAGTGCATGGCAGCGCCAACGTTCCTGGAAAATCATTCGGCCCCGAGTTCGCAACAGGCGTGGCAACTGCTCAAGTCGCCGAGCATCGTGCAGACGGCGTTGACCGCCGCTCAATTGTCTCAAAATCTGCGAGACGTGTCGTTCGTGGAATCGACGGTAGAACTCCTCGACGTGTCCTCCTACGACTCGATTCGGATGCAGGTTTGGGGCGTGGCCGCGGACAACAATGCCCCGGTGATCGACCTATACGGTTGGAGCCACTACGGTCCCGGCAACTACATTGGACGGGTCACGTTGGCCTACGGCAATTTCGCCAGTCCGGCCAATACGGGATGGCACGCCGGGGTGGAAACTCACGCGGGAATCCGCAAGGCGTTTCTTCCTGGCACGGAGTATCGGGGATGTGACACGTACACGGTCACGGATTACGAACAGGAAGCGATTACCGACAGCGCTGGAATTTTCTATCAGCAGCATCGTTCCGTCGTGGCACCGCAGACGACGTTGGGCGTTTCGCCCGTTCTGGCCGATTTTCCGGGCTATCTGAACGTGAACTTCCATCGTTCCCAGTACAAGTATTTTGCGGTGCTGGTGACGACGTTGGTGGGGACCAGCCTGGGGGCGATCTTCAAGCCCTTGGCGTTTCGGGAATGTCCGTAAAGGAGAAGTGAGATATGCCTGCGCATAACGCTAAGTCCAATTTCGAACAGTACAATTTGAGCGTCCCCGCAGGAGGGCCGACCCCCGTCCTCGCGATGGACCGCGTGGATTTTACGCTTAATTCGATCATCATCCAAGATGAAGCGTTCTTCAATGGCAATTTCCAAGCATCTTTTATCGTCTCTCTTGGCGATGTTCTTAGCACCCTCGGGTCCATCAAATCGGCTAGTGGGACAAGCGGCGTGGGATATGCGTCCGGTGCGGGCGGAATTGTCACGCAAGGAACCGGCACCGCCAATTTCGGGACCGGCGTGACGCTCAGCAAGGTATGTGGCTCGATTACTACCGCCACCCCCGCGACAGGCTCCCAAGAGCTTGCGGCTGGCGCAGAAACGTCGTTTACGGTGACGAACACGGCCCTTGGTTCCCGTGACGGCATTGTTCTTACGATTGCCACCAATTCCTCGCAGGCCAACACTCGGATTTCGGCGTATGTCAAGTCGAAAGTGTCCGGCAGTTTTGTCATTAGCATGACGAACCACGGAGCGTCGGCAATCAATACGGGCGGCGTTGCGATGGTCATCGACTTCGCGATCCTCAAAGCCGTCAGCGTATAGCAAGAAAGGAGTTTTAGGCTTATGCCTGGGCACAATTTCAAGCAGAATGCAGAAGCGTTCAACACCCGGAGCGCCGGCCAGAACCAGTTGATCAATATGAACAACGTTGATCTCCGGGTCGAAGATTTGACAACTGAAACTGGAATTCTCGAAGTCACCTCTGTCGTAGCGGCAAGCAGTATCGATGCGGCAAGCTACACTCTTCAGGGCGGCTTTGTAGGAAGCTGGTCCGGGGCGGGCTTCTTTGTGACGGCAGGGGCCATCAGGTGCTCGTCCGCGGCCGTGGGCGCCGGCGTTGGATACACCACGGGCGCGGGTGGAACGGGCTTGCAGACTGGAAGTCGTTCCAACTCCGTAACTATGACTGGGATGTGCGGAGCCATTACGACCAACAATACGGCCTTACTCCCGGGTGAGGAAGCGACGTTTACGGTCAACAATACCTCCGTGGCGGTTGGCGACGTTGTCGTTGTTTCTTGTCGATCCGGACAAACGGCCAATACGTCGGTGGTTGCCGTAACGAGAGTCGCCGCGAGTGCGTTCGATCTTACCTTGACGAATTTGAATAACGCGCTGTCCGACACAGGAGCGATGATTATCAATTTTGCGGTGATTAAAGCGGTCAGCGTATAGGAGATTGCGTTTATGGCTTCCACGAAGATTTTGGAGAGAGTTGGGAAGATAAGGGTTTCGGTAACCGCCGGGGTCGCCGGTGGTGAAGTGATTCCGGTGGAATCCCCGTTCGTTACGACTATTTCCGACAACGCGGATAAGCAGATTTCGCTTCCCGTTGCGACCGTCGGCGACGTGATCGTGATTACGGTCGGCTCGACCGGCTGCGAACTGGTTTCGTCCGTCGCGGCCCATAAGGTCAACAACGTAACGGTAGGCGCGACGAACGAGGCGGCACTGACGGCCAACAACACTTACGTGTGCACATACGTCGCCGCCAATACGTGGATCGTCGTCGGATATACGAATCTGGGCGCGGTGCAGGCCGCGCTTGTGCCGGATGCTCTGTAGAAGGATTCAGGCGTGTGGAGAAAACAGCCGACGAACGATCAATAGAGTTTGGCCGTCGTACGTGCTCGCTCGATGGTCCAGTCGGCCTTCAGCCGCGTGTATATCCGTTGCTGAGAAAGTCCGGTTCGTTCGGCCCAACTTGCAACGCACATAGTTTCTCCTCCCATGCTCAGATAGCGGTTGTGCCGCGTATTGCGCATTTGTTCTCGGCGTGTCGTCCATCGGCAATTCGTCGGTTCGTAATTACCGTCGTTGTCGATGCGGTCGAGTTCCATCCCCTGCGGCGGTTCTCCCATGTCCTCGATAAAGTTCTCGAACTTTTTCCAGCGATCGCACACGACGATGCCTCGTGCTCCATACCATTTCCATTTCCGCGAATTCCGGTTGTGGCATCGCACGGACAGACCAGTCCAGATGCGATAGGTTCGCGTCCATTTGTCCTTCTTGGCGCAACCGTGCTGAAGACGGGAATGCGTGCAACCGCACGTCGCTTTATGTCCCTTTTTCAGGTCCGAGCAATTGGCCGTCGCGACACCGCCGCAATCGCATCGCAGAAGCCAAATCGCGTATCGAGTTTTTGGGTGAATGTGAGAAAATTGAACGACTACCAGTTTCCCAAACCTCAGCCCACGGATGTCTTTGACGAATGGGGGAAGTGGACTACGATCAACATCAACCATCGCAACCTCCTTTGCAGGTTTTTGGCCAGAGTCGTCATCGGACTACCTATCCGTTGGCGACTCGCTCATTTTCATTGCGGAGCGCTCTGATGGCAAGTTCCGTTATAGACGTTCTTTCGCCAGTATTAGGACTCGATCGGCGGCTGAGTTACCAACAGCAACCCCCATTTTCCACGCCGTTAGCGAAAAACGTCTGGCCGCATGACGTATTCGAAAACCGGGACCGATGCGGCTCGCGGCCCGGACTCGTCAAGGCATTCCCCTCCGGCGTCACCGGCCCGGTCCACCTCCTGGCCAACGTGCGGGTCATCGAAGGCATCGCGACCACGGGGACGCAGACGCACTTCCTCCGCGAATTCGACTTTCCCGGTTCGACCCAGGCCCTAGAATGGTCCACGCCGACGTGGATCGCACGAAGGCCGGATTGCAATCGTGACTTTCTCAATCTATTGCAGACGGGAACCTGGGCCATCATGCGCGCGAACAGCCCCCCGCCATACGAACATCATAACGAAGGCGGTCTCATTGCGCCTGCTTTCGACCAGTCGGTGGCGAACAGCACGAACTACTTCGTCGAACTTATCATATCCGGGGACATGAGACAGGCGGGTGCCGTCGTAACGGATAGCGGCTCGACAACCGGGCGATCCCGCATTTTCCTGGGAATGAGCGACAACGCCCCAAACGTCTTTCAGGACGGGATATTAGTCGAAGCCGACCACACCCTACACATCTTGTCAGTGACCCAGTATGTTTCCGGCGCTGGAACCCCCCTGCTCACCGGATTAGCCTTTCCCGCCGCTAATGGTCCCAGCACATTTAGGGCGCGGGTTTTCACCGGCGTTGCGGGCGCTATCACGATCGAATGCTTTGTGGGCGGCGCGGCCGCTACCATTGCCAGCGAATTTATCTTACCCATGGTCGGTAAGCGGATAGGATTTTCCATCGGCGGGGTTCATCAGCCGGTCGATAACGGGGTCATGTGGCGTCGCGTCGATTCCTTCGGCGTGTATTACATCGGCACGGCCCCCTCGGCGAATCGCAACGTCGTCGTGGCGTTGGGTGGGACGAACGCGGGCGTGTTCGTCACCGCGGCCAATGCCGAGCTTCGATTCGAAGATTTTCCGCACTCCTTAACGTTGCCGGTGGCGCACCTCATACCCAACGCAGGGGGCCGTCAGCTCCAAGCCGCCGAATTACTCGGGAAGCTTTACATCGTCGGTGAGGATGCCGGGCTTTGGGAGTTTGATCCGTCAGGATCAGGCGCCTTGCGCGTCGTAATCGCTACGGCGGGTAGTAGTCCGTCGGATTGCACGGCGATTGCCGCTTGGCGCACGCGACTTTGCGTAGTGAGTCAGACGGATACAGGGACGCCGAGCGGCGGCGGCGGCCCGCAAAACATCTCCATGTCGAAAGTTGGCACGCCGCTCGATTGGAGCTTTGCCTCGCTTCCGGTCGGATCGGCGGTCAAGCTTAACACCACAGGCATCGACACGGGCAAGCTCGGCGAGCCGATTAACTGTCTCATCGCACACAGCAACGACTACCTGTTGATCGGGTGTTTGAATTCGCTGTACCTCTTGCGCGGCGATCCGACGTACGGCGGGCAAATCGACCGGTTGTCGGCCAGTGTCGGCATCGTCGCTCCGCAAGCCTACGCACGCGGCCCGGACGGCGAAACAGTCTTTCTTTCCAACGACGGCATCTATGCGATTCCTCCGCAATTCGGCGCTTTCCCGGAAAGCGTATCACGCGAGCGTTTGCCGAAAGAGCTTCGGGACATCGACGTGAAGAACTATCGAATCCTCATGGCCTATGACGTGTACAATCGCGGCGTGTTCATCGGCCAGACGCCGATCATGGGAAGCGGCGGAAAGTACTTCTGGCTGGACTGGGTGAACCGCGGCTTCTGGCCGTTGGAATTCGATCCCAGCCACGAGCCTACTTCCCTGGTGTTTCGCAATGCCGACGCGGCGTCGGCTCAGCGGCTTCTGTTTGGATGCCGAGACGGGCACATTCGGACGATGAACGATGCCGCGTTTACCGATGACGGCTTGCCGGAGCGGACCCCTGAATTGCTCATCGGACCGATCGCGCTGGGCGGAGGCGGATACTTCGACGGAATGTTGGTCGAGGTCGTCGGTCAATTGGCCGAAGGCAGCAGCGAAGTGAATTGCGATTTGTTGATTGGCACGTCGGCGGAAAACGCTTACAGGGCGACGCCGCGGCCGATAGGGACTCTCCGTGGCGGGAAAAACCGGACATTTCGCCCTCAGATACGCGGCAACGCTTGCATTATTCGATTGCACGGTGCTCCGCCCTGGGCGCTGGAAATGATGACGGTTGCGCGAGAACGATTGGGAAAGCAGAGGTTGTAGAACATGGACTTTTTGCTCAAGTTAATGTCGTTGTTGGGCGGGTTCGCAAGCACTGCCGAACAGGCGAGTAAGACCGACGAAGCCAATCGTCGCACGGACGCGCAGATCGAAGAGGCGATGCGCATTGCTCGGGAACGTGCGAGTACGGGCCTTGCCATGTACGACGACGACTCCCAGGAATCGTTGACGGCGTTGCTGGGTGCGAATCGTCGCCTTGAGGACCGGACCAAATCGCTACAGGACCAAGCGGATCGGCTTCCAGGGCAGTATCAGGCAGACCGCATGAGCTTCCTGAAAGACTTCAACAATCGCAATCTAGCGACGCAACGAGGCTGGGGACAGGGCGTCGAGAGCTTCCTTGAGGGACAGGCCGGGGAAGATGAATCCATTCTCGAAGGTTATCGTGATCGTTACCGCCGGGCGGAAGAGGACTTGAAGGGCTATGGGGAGCAGCAAGAAGCTGATATCGACCGAAGGTTCGACGATGAACGCGGTCAGGTCGAACAACAACTTATCAATAGCGGACTCATTTCGTCCACCCAGGCCGGGCATGACTTCCTGGGCGTCACGGAGCGACGGTCGGCCGAGCAACGGCGATCGGCGGATGACCTGATCCGCAATCGCCTAAACTTCCTCACCGGCTTGTCCGGCGAGGAGTTGAGTGCTAGGGAGCGGTTGGGCGGCCGACGGGCTGGTTATCAATGGGGCGGGATGCAAGGCGGACTCAATCTGAGGTCGACTGCGGATGCGGCGACGGCGGCCTACGATGCGGCCATGCGGGGCGACGTGAACACGGCCCGGCAACTCGCTCTGCAATACGGACATCAAGGTTCCGCGACTCGCTACGCGGCGGACACCAATCGGTCGAATTGGTACGGGACCAACGCCTCGAACCGATCCAACCTGTACATGGGCGGAATGGGTGACATCCTGAACACCCTGATGAATATCCAGTACGTTCCACCGCCGCCGAACCAGTTGCCGTATCAACTCGGCCAACTTGCGGTTGACCCGGCGGAAGCGCCTGGGTTTGATTGGAAATCGCTGCTAGGCCCTTCCATCGGAGCTGGCGGCGCCATTGCTGGTGGTGCGGCAGCGGCTGGGTGGTACCCAACTATCTTTGCGGGATTGTCCGATCCGGGCGCCAAGACCGATATTGTTCCTATCAACGACAAGGAAATTCTGGAAGGCGTGCGCAGGGTGCCTATTCGCGCATGGCGTTATCGCGGAGACGGGGACCGGCACGTCGGTCCGATGGCCGACGCATTCAACTCCGCGTTCGGCCTTGGAAGCAAGACGCACATACCCTTTGTTGACGCCATTGGGGTGCTATGGGCCGCGGTCCAGGCGTTGTCTGACAAGCTGGATGCCGTTGCGAAATGATTACCCGATACTTCAGTCAAAATCCCTGGGTCTCCGGGCCGCTGGAATTCCTGGCGGGCTTCGGCCAGCAGCGGCAGCGGGTCAAAGAAGTCGAGGCGGGCCTACAAGCTCAGCAGGACCGCGACTTTGCCCAGAGTTTGGGTTCTGGAATTCTGACTGCCGGGCAAGCCATCGGCGGCGGCTTGCAGCGCCGCGGAGAAGCCAAGCGAGAGGCCGCTACCGCGGCGGCTCGCCTTCAAGGTCTGTTCGACCTGGAGAATCTGCGGTCCGGGAACCAGTTGCGGCAATCCGCGGAAGAAGCCCTTTTCAAGGCTAGTATGGGGGGTGGCGATCGTGGCTTCCCCGGCGGCGGATATTCGGGAGAAGGCGGATATAGCCCTAGCGGATTCGGCGGAGCGGAATCTATTGGGCCGCCCAGTCAATTTGAATCGCCGGAGTTCGCCGGACCGCCCGCGCCGGAATTCGTCGGCCCCCCAGCGCCCGAGACCGGGCCGAGCATGGCCGGACCGCAGACTGAAGCAGGGGCCGTTCCGTCGCCGAGCATCGACCCAGCGAACACCAAGGAATACCAGACGGCGCGTCGTAAGGTCTTGGAGTTCGAAAACGACCTAGAAGAAATCAAGAAGAGTGGGGCGTCGCAGGCTGATATTGGTTCGGCCATCTTTGCCTTGGCTCCCGAGATGGCCGAGCAACGTCGGCGGATGCAACGGTATGCGAGGCCGGCGCCGCCGAAGACCGACGATGAAGTGTTTGCCGGCGGCGAGGCCATACGGATCAAGGGGACAAACAACGTGTTTCTCCGTGATCCGCAGACCGGCGGACTCAAGGTGAGTTCCGGCTTGCACCCCACAGCGACGAATGAACCGCGAACGGCCACCGCTTTCGACGGTAGAACAATTGAAATTGTGCCTAAGAATCCGGTCCAACTCGACGAATCCACTTGGTACGTCGAGGACGAGGATGGCAAGCCACACTTCTACGGAAAGACGGATGACAATGGCGGTTCCAAGGAAGTCGATAGGATCGCCAGGCAGGCCGACGCCAACGTGCGGAAGGACCAGGGACGTGATCCAACCGAAGAGGAACTTCGGAAAGAAGCCCGCCGGATCGCAGATGGTGAGAAGGCCGTGCGTGAGGAGCTTTCCGGGATTCCCATGCCGCCGGAGCCGGAGCCTGGACCCGGATTTTTTGAGCGGATGGGTGATCGCTTTACGGGGCGTGGTATTCATGCCGGGACAGCCATCGGCACCGCGATGGATCTCTTTCGCGGAGACAAAAACGGGGAAACCAAGCAAAGCGCACAACAAAAGCTGGACGCCATTGGGGCTAAGTATCACGGGGACGTGCACGCGATGCCGCTGAAAGTTATTGCGGAAGCCAAGAGGCTTCGGGAATTGACGAAGTGAGTTGGCTGGATGACCTTGACTCTTTGCCGAATCCGAAAGCCGCCAATTGGCTGGATGACCTTGACCGTTTGCCCGATCCGGGCACTTCCAATCTGACCGAAGAAGAACGCCGGTCCATCGTCGGTTCGATGGAGCCGCGCGGCTTGGATTACCCTATCGAGTTCGGCAAGTCGGTCGGTCGTGGGGCGGGTACGGCAGCCGGGCTGGTTACTGCCGGGTTCGGTAGCGTCGGGCGCGACCTATTGAGCGCCGTCGGGGCGGATTCCGACCTGACCGAACTGGTGAACCTTTGGGGCGTTCCGAGCTTTAAGGACATCCAACAAGCTGGCCGATCGGTCCAGAAGGGCACGGCCAAGGCCATTCCGGTTACGCCGGGGATGGAGGACTCTTGGACACGGGCGGTCGGCGAGGGCGCCGGGTTCTCGTTCGCGGCCGTTGGACCGGCCCTAGCAGCGGGGCCGGCGGGCTTGGCGATGCTTGGCGGGCTTGCAAGCTACGAATCCACCCTCCAACAGGCAGAAGAGCTTGGCGCTACCCCGGAAGATGCCAGGAAGTATGCCAGGGCTTCCGGGCTGGTCGGGGCAGTCACGGAGCCGCTTGGCGGACTTGCGACGGCACTGAAGATATTCAAGCGTGCCGACAAGTTGACCGGTGGGTTCGTCGGGAAGCAGATTCTCAAGGCTGCAACCGCAGAGGCCCTTCAGGAGTCCGTCCAGGAGATTCCAGACGAAACGGCGCGGCAAGCCTACCGGAAAGACCGAACCTTTTGGGACGGGCTTGTGGCTATTGCCCATGCTGGGGCGGTCGGCGGGATCGTCGGCGGTCTTCTGGGTGGCATCGCGATTGCCGTGAAGCGACTGGCGCTTGGCAAGGACGCTGATGGTCTTGAGGTTCAACAGGCCACGGCGACCGACGAAAATATCTTGGCACCATTGCCGCCGGGTACTCCAGTGCGATTAACGCCGAGTGCGAATCCGGGTGACACATTGCTTGCCATCCACGAGGCGTACTTGGCGGCGGGTCAGACGGACGGTACGCCGAGCAAGAAGCAATTCCGGGAAGCCGGAGTACCCGAAGAGATTGCAAACGGCACCCGCACGGAGCGGGCTGCCTACATCGAAACCCTGAAACAGGAGAAAGCCAATGCTGAAGTTAAAACCGAAGCCGAAGCCCCGGCCAAAACCCAAGCCGAAGCCGTATTAGGCAAACAGCCGTGGGAGATGACGGACGCCGAGTGGAAGGGCTATGCCGGCGGCTGGAAACTCCATCTTTCAACGAAGAACCCGGAAGCGGTCAGCGAAGAGTTGAAAAAACTCGGCCTGCGGCACAAGGTCGGGCGTGGCAGCGGACAGACCGGCAAAGACCTCACCGTGTACGTCGGGAGCAAAGACGCAGCGGACGCCGCCGCGAACGCTATTGTCGGAAAGACCGGGGCGTTGCTCGACCCTCCACATGGCGATGCCTTAATCGACGATATTCTGTTCAATCCGAAAGTCGCTGGACGGTTTAACATCCACGATACCCCTCTTACGGGTGAATTCCATCAATACGGGGCGAAAGGAATTCCATTTCTCCAAGAGGACATGGACCCTTTTAACAAACGTCCATCCGACGAATCTTTCGCGCGGGCCGACAAACGGCTGCGAGAACGCTATGGAGTTTTCTACACCGGAACGCCGTCTTCGCCCGAAGCCGTACTGAAGCCGCCGGGGATTCCGCCGGATGCCGCGGTTGAGGCGGCCCCGCCGAGCGACGTAGTGCCCCTTGCGAGGGCCGTAAGTATCGACCCTCAAGCCGGGACCAGTCTAAAGCACGCGGTAGTCGATGCGGAAGAAAGGGCACGGGGCCGCGAACCGGCCAAGCGCGGGGCGGTTATCACCAACGAATTCGCGTTGGATGAAGCGGAGCGCCGTCTGCAAGCCGATCCGAACGAGGGATACCGCCTTCTCGAATCGTGGCAAGCGGACCCAAGGCCGCTGAGCAAAATAGACCAAACCGTCATCTTACAGCACAAGGCTCCGATCAAAGCGGCGCACAACAAGGTCTTACGCGACAGGATTGATGCCGAGCGACGCGGGGATACCGAAGCCCTTGCCCGGCTCGTTTCCGAAGATGCCCTGCTTTCAGACAGACTTACAGCCATTGCGGAAATCACAGCACCATTGGGAACGTCGCTTGGGCAAGCGCTCCAGGCACGCACGATGGTCGTCGAAGAGACCGACCTTTCTTCGCTCTTGCTTCGCAAGGAAGCCGACCTTGGCCGCGAATTGACGAAACCGGAACGCGAGAATGTGGCCAAAATCAGCGACGATCTCGAGAAGACCAAGACGGATTATGAGGCGTCCGTAGCAAAGCAAGAAGAGCAAGTCGTTCGCGGCGCGTTGCAGGCGAAGGTAAACGAAGCCGCCGCCGAAGCGCCAATGAAGGTTAAAAAAGGCACCAAGCGGTACGCGAAGGCCCGCAAGGAAGCGGACGATGCACTGGACGCATTCATCCTCGATCTTCCCGGTCCGAAGCTGTTCAGCAATCCTATCGAACCAATCGCTTCGTTCGCCCGACTGGTCAAGGCGTATATCAAACTCGGATACGTGAACTTCGCCGAGTTCGTGGCGGAAGTGCGTGCGAAAGGCAAAGAGCGAATCACGCCGGAAGTCGAGCAAGGCTTGCGGGCGGCATGGGACTCAGAACGGGTACTCGCCAAACCGAAGCTGAAAAAAGCTCCAACGAATGTGGATGGTGTTCGGGTCTACGCGCGACGCCTTCTTCGGCATTACGTCGAGGACGGGATGCGCGACCTGGACAAGGTGACGGACGCCGTTCACGCCGACCTGAAGGCGGTCTTGCCCGGCATCTCACGCACGGAAGCCTTGCACGCTCTGTCCGGTTACGGAGACTACAAGCCGCCGAGCTTGGAGGAAGTCGATGTCGCCGTCGCGGACCTGCGCGGGCAAGGACAACTGACATCGCAAGAGTTGGCATTGAAGGCCAAGCAGGCGCCGGAGAGGAGCGGCAAGGGGAGACATCCGCCTACCGATAAGCAGCGGCGCATTCAGTTGCGCGTGAATGAACTCAAGCGCCGCGGCGGATACGTTACGACCGACCAAAAGGCCCAACAGAAGACTTGGCTGGCGAGCCAAAAGACTCGGCTTCGCAACGAAATCTCGGACTTGAACTACGAAATTGGAGAGCGTAAACGAATCGTCCGCAAGAAGGGTCTCGCCGTTGAAGACGACCCCGAATTGAAGGAACTCCAAAAGGAACGGGCTGCGGTCAAGGCGCGACACAACAAAATCTTCGGCAAGAAGCAGCGTGGGAAGCGGGTACTGACGGACGAAGAGAAGGTCGAACTTGCCGAGAAGGCTGCCGAGCGTTCTATCGCTGAAGTGCAGCGGCAGATTCAGGGCGGCGCTCCGCGCAAGGCCGGTCCCAAGGCGAGTTCAACCAAACTGGCATTCCTGCGAGCGAAGCGTGACGAGCTCAAGGCGGAGTTGGCTGCTGTTCGGGCGTTGAAGAACCCGAAGATGTCGGCGGACGAACGCAATACGCACCTACTCAATCAGGGCATCTTTCGGCGAATCGCCAAGATGATGGGCAAGATTGCCAGTGGGCAAGTCGCCAAGGAAGTTCGCACGCCGATCAAGGGCAACGCGCAAACGGATACGCTACGGTCCAAGTACGCCGACCTTCGAAATGAACTGGCACGAATGCAGGAGCGGGATCGGCGTTCTAATCTTGTTGTGAAGATCGCCGACTTCGCGGCGGAACTTTTTCTGCGGTTGCCGCGCGCGTTGAGAACTACGCTCGACTTTGGCGTTATTCGTCGGCAGGCGGGGCCTTTGTTTCTCGCTGAGCCGCATAAGATTCCACGACGAATCAAGCACTTAGTCGCCGCGACGGTTTCCAAGAAGGCCCTACGCCGATTCGTCGATCAGCGGACAAAAGACAAAGACTACGCGCTGGCCAAACGGGCCGGGTTGCCATTCACGGAGACCGAAGGCCCACATTCTCGGATGGAAGAAACGATGGCGTCTTCGTGGGCCAACGAAATCCCAGGAATCAAGCAGAGCAACGCCGGGCAGACGGAATTACTCAATGAACTGCGCATGGATCACTTTAAGTGGGCGATTCGCTACATGGGGAAACGAGGCGGCGAAGTCACCCTGGATGAAGCGCGGAGAATGGCAAGCTTGATCGGCGATTTCACCGGTCGTGCGACCGGTAAGAGGCTAGTGATGGCGGCTTACGTGTTTAACGAGGTTTTCTTCTCGTTGCGGTTTCAGGTGAGCCGGTTCAAGACGTTACTTCGTCCGTTGCTGGCGGGCGGGGTCGGCAAAGGAATGACGCCGCGAGTCCGAAAAGCAATGGCTGTCCTGTACGCGAAGGCATTGATTGGGCAAGGCGTGTACTACACGATCATCGCGGGCGGACTCTACGCGGCGTTCGGACTGCCTGGAAAGGACAAATATTGGGAGATCGTTCTTGATCCGCGTTCCAAAAAGGTTGGAAGCTTTCGGATCGGAAACACTTGGGTTGACGTGTCGTCCGGGTTGAAGCGTGCCGGTTCGTTCATTACGCAAATGGTTTCAGGCCGGCGGATAAACCGGCGAGGAAATGTTGTTTCAGTGGAAGGCGACAAGGTGCGGTCCATCGTCGATCCGACCCGTCTTGACCTTTTTCAACAATACGTGCGTAGTAGTCTTTCGCCGTCCGCCGCGGTGTTCCCGGACTGGTGGGAACGCGAAGACGTACAGGGCCGAAAAGTGACGCCGGGGACCGTGCTCCAAGGCTTGACCGTTCCCATCTCGTTGGAAAGCATTCTGGACGCACTGCACGATCAAGGGGTCAATAAAGAGGATGCGTTGATTCTTCTCGGGTTACTCGGTGAGGGCGTAGATACGCATCCCAAGGGCGGCAGACAGTGGGAGAGCCGAAGGCCATGACGCACTACGGCATTGCAATTCGGAGCGGCGGGTCCACGACGGATTCTTGCTCGGCTGTGGCGTTCACGATTGCCTCTTTCGTGGCGAAGGTGATGAGTGGGGCCGTAGCCGCAATGCGGATGATGGCGATGTTCGCTTCGGGCGATTGGAACATCCAACCCGGCTCGCTGTATCGGCACCAATTGCGGAAGGCGTCGGCAATCCCGCGAAACAGCGGACCGGCCCGTACATCCTGCTTCCCCAAGGTGGCGGCTTGGGCTTCGAAGCCTTCAATGACTACGGACTGTGGAACGACGATCAGTCCGGCGGAGGAGAATGCCGCGAAGATCGGCTGGGGCCTTCCGGCTCCGTTGTTCTGGTTCATGCGCCGCATGATAGGATGGTAGCGCCATGAGTGGAAGCGCCCAGACCTTCAATCCTAACGTACACGACCTGCACGAGATAGTGCGCGCGTTGTATGAAATGCGTATCCAAGTTCCGCTCTCCACCTACAATCAGACGACACCGCCCATTACGTCCGGTGTCGATCAGGACGACATTACCAAAGGCATAAGGATAGGCTCCAAATGGATCACGTCGGCAGCGCCGGCGCCCGACAAGCACATCTATGAATGCGCCGACAATTCGATTGCCTCCTTGAAGTGGAAAAAGCTCGCCGACTTCACCCTGATGAACGTCAGCGGACAAGTGGCCGGTGGATCGCCGAGCGTGGACGTGAACTCCAACGACATCATTCGCGCGGACGGGGCCTTTGGCCAACTGAAAGGCTCTGTGGTCCAAATCAACGATGCCGGGGTTATCACCGGGGCTTCCTTGTCCGTCGGACAAATCGGTTCTATTGCGGCGTCTCGGCTGCTGGGGCGTGGCTCCGCGGCCGGGGCGGGAGTCGCGCAGGAGATCGTTCTCGGCACCAACCTGTCGATGTCCGGTACGACGCTGAATGCGACGGGTGCCAGCTATACGGACGAGCAAGCCCAGGACGCGGTCGGGGCGGCGCTCGTTGACACCGATACCGTCGATTTCACCTACGACGATGGTGGCAACGCGATCACCGCCATTGCCCGGCGTCGGGTAAATGCTCAAACGGGAGTCACCTACACCTATGTCAGCGGCGATCGAGGTAAGCTGGTCACCCATTCCAACGTGCTGCCCATTGCGGGCACGCTTCCGCAAGCCGGATCGAGCTTCCCGGACGGATGGTTCGTCGATGTGCAAAACAGCGGGGCGGGAACGCTGACCATCACGCCAACGGTGAGCACCATCGACGGCTTGCCTACCTATGCTCTGATTCTCAATCAGGGCGTTCGCATTTTCTCGGACGGCGCCAACTACTTTACGCAACGCGGGTCCGGGGCCGGGGTCGGCAGCTACACCGATGAACAGGCGCAGGACGCGGTTGGGGCGATGGCCGGAGTATCGCTGGTTTACGTGGACGCCACCCCACTTTTGGCACGCGCAGCGCTGACCGGAGAGGTGACCGCGGCGCAGGATTCCAACGCAACGACGATTGCCGCCGATGTTGTCACCGTTGGAAAAATGCACGCCAGCCAGACCAACGTCTTTTTTGGCCGCGATACGGCGGCTGCCGGGCCGGGCGAAGAAATCGCCGCCGCCGCCGCGCGGACGATCCTGAACGTCGCCGATGGGGCGAACAACTACGTTCATCCCAATCATTCAGGTGACGTGACCAGCGTAGGGGATGGGGCAACGACTCTTGCGAACACGGCGGTTACGCCCGGCTCCTACACCAACACTAATTTGACGGTGGATGCCAAAGGGCGGCTGACCGCGGCGGCAAGCGGCAGCGTACCGCCCACCAATGCACAATACCTCGTCCTCGCACTGGATGGAACGCTGTCTGGTGAACGGCGACTGGTAGCCTCGGCCCCGCTGAACCTTGCGGACGGCGGGGCCAATGGCGACGCGACTTTGTCCATCACGGGCACGGTGGCCGTCGCCAACGGGGGCACGGGTCAAACGACTGTGACGGCGGCTTTCGATGCCTTGGACCCGCTCACGACCTTGGGCGACGTGCTTTATCACGACGGGACCAACAGCGTCAGGCTGGCCGGTCAGATTACGGCTACCCAAAAGTTCCTCTCGCAAACCGGCACGGGCGCGGTATCCGCCGCACCCACTTGGGCACAACCGGATCACGGCTCGCTGCTCGGGCTGGCCGATGACGATCATACCCAATACCTGCGGATGGACGGAACGCGGGTATCTTCGGGTCAACAGGAATTCAATGCCGGGCTGCTGGTCAGCGACGGGCAGGGCTTCAACTTCTACGACGGAGATTTTGGGGGCACGATCAGCGTAAAAGCGGCCGTTATGCCGGACGGAACGACCAAGACCATCACGTTGCCCCACGCCACCGGGCGAGCGGCGGTAACGCTCTATGCGAGCTTTACCGAGGGAGGCAATATCGGCGCGGGCGAGGACCCGTTACAGACCTACACCCTACCGGCGTCGATGCTCAATACCAATCTCGATTTCGTGGAAATCATCGCTTATGGTACCACGCTGAACAACGCCAATTCCAAAACGCTGCGGTTGTACTTCGGCGCGGTGGCCATTCTCACCGCGACGGCCGCTGCCAACAATACGTCGTGGATGATTCACGCCTTCGTGGGTCGTAAGGCCCTCGATGTCCAGCGGGCTGGGGTCACGCTCGTAGGCTCCGGGTCTGGAACGTTCCAATTCACGGACACGGCGCAAACAACGTCCTTGGCCCAAGACGATGCGGCGACGATCGTCATTAAACTGACCGGTGATGCCACGACGACCGACGATCTCGTGTGCACCGGGTTTATCGTGCGTTTGGGGTAGGGTATGATGGAGTTGGTGAACTATGCAGACGATGGTCAGTCGCTTGGGGGTGTCGGATGCGATATTTGCGCGGTGCCTTGCGGCTCTGAACGCGCGTTTCCCCTTAGAGGTCGATCCCCCGGAGACACAGCAACAGCGCTACAACCGGGCGGTGCGGACCATGCTCCGTGACATGATTCGGCGAGTGGAGCAAGATGCAGCGGCGGCCACCGTGGTCCCTCCGCCGGAGGAGGCGTTCCCCGATGGATGAAGCAGCGCAGTCCGTGTGTATCATGTCGCAACGCGACCGGGATTCAATGGTCTTGGCCTTGCTCGACGTGATCGTCGTTTTGCGGCATCTGCCGATCAAGCAATTGGTGCAAACGCCGCCGCCCGTGCAGAGCGAATCACCGCCATGAGTATCTCACGGGTTTTGAGCAATCTTCGGTGGGGATGCTTGGGGCTATGGGCACTCGGCGGATGTTCCACCTTGGTGGAGGTTCGCGGACGGACGGGATCCGGACCGAACTACTGGGACAACAGAACCGATCCGTTCGTGGAAATCCAAGCGTCACAGGGTATCGACTGCATTTTCGAGTCCGGGGTCGTTGTTTCGGCGACGGTCATCCGCCGCGACGTGAGCGGATCGGAGTCCCAGGCGTCGAGCCAAACTATCGTCGGGCTGGAAGTTTCGTACCCGATTTGGAAACGCAAGCCGAGTTGCAGGCCCGCGCAGGAGGCTGCGCCACATGAGAACTAGCTGGATCATCATCTATTCCATCGTCCTGCACGCGACGTGGGGCGCTGTTCTGGCCGTGAGCGGCGAACAACTTCAAACGACGGCGATCTACACGCTCAGCCTGTTCATTCCCTGGCCGCGAGTTGAAGGTGCTGCGTTGCTTCTCATTTCAGCTGCGGCGCTTTGGAGCCTACGACGCGAGACCGTGCCGTCCATGCGTTCGCTGTTAGGGGTGATCCCCCAGCAACTCATTCTTATGGCCTCGGCGTTTGGGGCGCTGGTGTGCATCGCAAAGAGCCAATTCGCGGATGGAGTCATCCGGCCCTGGACGTTCATCCTGGTAGACCAAAGCGCGATCGTGTTGTTGGCGATCCTCCACACCGCGGCGCTAGTTGAGCATTACGTCGGATTGCCCTTCGTGGATGCCTTGCGTACATACCTCGAAAAATTGGATGAGGAAGAGCGGTAAACATGGAATTTCCTCCTGCGTTGTGGATCGCTGTAGCGGCCCTTATGGTAAGTCTCGGCATGGGGGTCATGACCACCGTGAGCGTGCGCCAGCGGGCTACGAAGGACTACGCCGATACGCTCGCTGCAAGACTTGCACGGGTTGAAAAGTTGTTGGATGAATGCATTCTCGCTCGCGATCAATTGACCCGCGAGAAACTCGAACTACAAGGCATGATAATCGGCAAGGGCAAGGGCAAGTGACGGAGTATGGGTCGTGAGGGCCAACGCCTCTCGGGCTAGGCTCATCGCATGCGGTCATGGGCCTTACGACGCACCCGGTCAAGGTCCTCGACCTCAGCACATCCTTTTCTGATTCCTTCGACAGCATAAGGCCATACGCGAAACAACGATCGAAGCCTGTTCGACGCAACCCGTTCGTCCGTTTGCACACGAACTCCGCAGGCGCTTTGATTTTCGGTAACTATCCCCAACGTGAGTCCTAACGGAGGTTCGTAAACAAGAACTTTTTGTCCGATCTTAAGCATGTCGAATTACATCCTACGATCCGCCCCGGATTCGAACCGGGTTCGAGTTGCACCACCGCTCGGTTTGTGCCAATGCTGAGTCGCCCGAAGGGTCACGCATTGGCACGCGGGCCGGGTCTGCTTCCGCGAGCACTCGCCGGAAAGCCGTTGTCCCACCAACTGACGGATCACATGCTAATTACACCTTCGGCGGCCAGTGAAATGTGCCCGGCTCTTTCGATTCCGAATACGTCCGCGAGGTCAACCAGATGATAGGATTGCCCTTTTCGAAGGTATCCAAGTTATTCGAACCGTCCGGGAATCCGTACAGGTTTGCATAGCCGTCGTCGCGGTTGAGCGACGGCCAGCAATTCACGACGGTCGCGGGGATGATTTCCCCGGCGCAGCTTTTTCGGCTGGCACCAATGTCCGAGCTACATAGCACGTAATGTACGATCCTCCCTAGTCCAAGTCCTGGTAACATTTCATTCCTTTCCGCCGCTTAGCGGCATTTCGTTCCACGTCGCGCCGTCCAGACGCCTGCCAGCACAAAGCATGGTAATCGGCAAGGGCAAGTGACGGAGTAACGGAGTCCCACAAACACCGCCACGGCGACGTTTTCATTGTCCACGGAAGCCGGTGCGGGTTGTCAGTCATTGTGCTTTTCCTTCAACAGCGCCTCGCATGCGGCCTGCAACTTTGTCCCGTTGGAACACCCGCCATCACGGAGTAATAGCAGTATCGCAAGGACCGATGGGTGGAGCTTCCACACATCTCGCACGGATGGCTTTCCAGTTCTCTTTTTTCCATCGCTTCGTATAGTCCATACGCGATTAAGGACATACCGCGTCCTCTCTTCGGCTGGCTTTGCTCCGTTTTCTGATTCGCTCCGCCGTCACCTGGACCGCGGCACAAACCAGTCCGCGATCCAACATTCCAAACTCAATCATCCGGTCGATGGGACACGGATGGTTGTCCGAACCAATCACGCCAAACGGTTTCTCGGCGAGGGTGTCCAGCAATTCACGCTGAGCCTCGTGGAGTTCCGAGTGATCGTCCGGCGTGCGGGCGTAAAACACTACCAACATCGCAAGACCGATCGGAACGTCGCGTGCGGTGATTACCGCGTCAAGCAAGTCGAAATCTTCCGGGTCAAGCATCGCGTTGCTCCAAATAGCCATTCGCTTCCTTTCAAAACAGTCTCATTTCCGGCAGGCAGTGCGGGCTGAAGTGGATTCTCTCCCGTCGCCGGTTCTTGCGGCCTTGCGTGTTCGTCTTCTTGGCGGTGTTCGCCATGCCGCCTTTCGCCTTCCAGTAGTGCGTGGTCCACCCCTCGGGCATTTCGTGTTCCCCTTCGTAGCCGCACAGTGCTATTCGCAGTCGCGGGTCGTTTCCGTTCTCAATCGCCCATTCCCGGACTTCGTGGGCCACGTCGCCGTCGTCGTGCTGGCCGTAGAGACTCATGTCCCGCTGTGCTTTTTCACTGTACGGCGGGTCGAGGAACACCCCGCACGGATGCCCTACATGCCACGTACAGGCATTGGTGACGACTCGCTTCCAATCGCCGCAACACACACGCACGGTCCGAAGCCGTTGCCCCAGCGCTTGCAGGTACTCCAATAGCCCCTCGGAGCGAATGCGCTGGTTGTCAATGCCACGCGCGCGGTGCAGATAGGGACGGTGGACGCCTTTTCCGCCGCGGCTTAGATACGGAATTTCGTGGGACACCTTCACCGCGTCGCGCAGCGAAAGGCGGCCTATTCTTCTGGCGCTGGTAAGTTGCGGCTTCGCACTTTTCTGCGATCCACAGTTTCCGCTAATGCTCGCGCACTGGCCCCACACCCAGCGGCCCGCCAGCGTCGCCGAGTACCAATGCGGATCGTTGGCCAATCGGTTCGCCAAGTCCATCTTTTTGGCCTGCACCACCATCCACGCCTCCCAAACGTGCAGCTCGCAATTGTGGACTAAGATGTTTTCGGCGAAGTAGTTTTCGGTTTCGGTTTGGAAGTTGTAGACCGCACAGCGTCCATGATCGTAGATACCACTTTCCCCAGATTCGCGTTCACTTCTCGATTCGTGAACCGAAGGACTTTCCAGCCTAATCGGAGCAGGGCGGCATCCTTCTTGGCGTCGCGAGTTATGACTCCCATAGCTTTGTGGCTTTGACCATCGACTTCTATCGCAATCTTCAAAATTGGGTCCGCGATATCCGCGATGTACCGATATGGTCGAACAGCTTTTCCTGTCCCCGATCTCGTCCGTATTACGACTTCGGTAGCCCAGCCCAATCTTGCGGCAAGCAGTCTTTGCGGCATACTGAGACCGCTTCCATTCCCGCCGTTTAGGTTTATGAACCCCTTCTCTCGTTGTGCAATCAGCGCCTTCCTTCGGACCTTTGGTTGATAAATAGGATTTTCCGGCGATAATGCCCAACGACGAATTTTTGCTTGCGCTTCGGTCGTCTTTGTTGCCGCCCAGGCTGCTCTCAAATTGTTTGGCATTGTCTCGCTGTGCTTCCAAGCAAATTTCCGACCGCAACTTAGCGAGCAACATCGTTGATGCTTTGTTCCTTGTCGTCGGTAGAAAGTCGCCCCACAAACAATGCACGTCTTCTCTGGATGACGGTGTGCTGCCGAAGAACATGCGCGGCAGCAATACTTCCCGCCTCTTGGTCTTGGTCGAAATTCCAAGCCGCATCTTTCGCAAGGTTTTTCCATTGCTCCCATTCGTACATATCATGCCGATATTCATGCCTGGGGTCAATAGGTGTGCGTCAACATATCCATTCGTCGTCCAAACGGGATGATTAGCCGTCAATCTCAGCCTTCCGACTTTGCGTAAATCACTCGCGTCAGACTCGCTTTTTCTGGTTGCAATGACGCGAGTCGGAACGATCCGACCCTGATGTTCTCCCCAGACGATCATGCCTACTCGAATGTGTTCTATGGCGATGTCTCCGTTTGGGGTAGAAATCATCATCCCGGCCGGGCAACACTCATTTACAGGATGGTCGCAATGCCGGAACACCGCATAAGCGTCTTTACTCAGCGCCCGCCAGAAGTTTGCAATGAACCCGTTCACGTCGTTGACGCACTCGTATTTCGGGCTGGGGTTTGCAAGCAGTACGGCGCACGTTCCGCAAAATGGTTCCACGTAGTTGGCCACGTCGCCGAAACGGTGCCATGCCACGTCGGCAACGGATGCCTTGCCGCCGAAGTACGCTACGGGAAGGGTGCTTTGAGCGTTGGCATTAACTCGCGCACCCTTCCCTGTCCTCCTTTTCGTCGATCCACTCGATCAATTCGTTCACGCTCTCGAAGACGGGCAAACCGAGACTCCTTGCCAACTCGAATTCTTCCACTGAGCCTTTGGATTCCCGCCACCCGCACACGCAATACACCGCATCGCACCGTGAGAGCATTTCGAAGTCTCCGGCCAAAAATACCTCGTCGGGAACCACGCCGCCCATGTACGCGGAGTTCATCTGCGGACAGAACGCCATGGCGCCGGCTCGCCAAACGGTTTCGGCGCAGTCGCGGGCCAACTCGATGTTGTCGTGAACGCCGTGCTCCGTCTTTGACCTGTACGCCCCCGAAACGTAAACGACTTTCATTTTATGCCTCCCGCCTTTTTGATGACCCGTTCGACATCCGCCCAGGTTCGGCCCGGCTGGTCGTTCCACAGCGCCATTCTCTGATTGGTCCCTGCGGCCTCGCGTAGGGCCGGCATCGTAGCATAAAATTCGCGCAATGACGTGGCGGCGTCTACCGCCGACTCAATGCAATGTTTCCCCATGGGTGGAACGCCTTGGACCCATCGTCGTCCATCCTTACCAAAGGACTTCAGTATTTTGCGGCAACACTTTTCAACGTCGTCCATCGTTTAATCTTTCAAACCTGCGCGGGGTCGGCATAAACACGACCCCGCAACAGGCCGGAGGGGAAAAGGCACAGTCATCACAGCACCACAATCGACACACCGATCCCGCCGGTCTTACGCCAGTATCTTCCGCTGTGGCCGCGCTCGACAATCTGAGCGTCGTCATTGATGAATCTCGCCTTTTTCAAAATGTCGTCCATTCGTTTTTCCAGTTGCCCGAGGTCGGGTTTGCTCAATTTGTAGCAATACGCCGAGTCATCGCGGTCTTTATCGCCCTTTCGGTACGGGTACGAGAACACGTAACTGACCCGGATCGGACCTTCGATCGGCTTCTCAGGCCTGTACGGCCATGCCAGCGTAATCAGTTCATTGTCGTTGGCCTTCGACTTCTTGCTCTCGTAAAAGCCTTTGATCTTCCCGTTGACGACTCGCGGGTTGCGCACGTTGCCCTTCGGAAGCACGATGCACGGCAGGGCGAAAACAATCGGCTTATTCGGCATTAGGACTGCCCTCGCACCGGCGCTTGCTCACGTTTCGCTTTGCACGCCTTGCATTCTTTGACGACACTCGGCTCGTGACCATTCGCCTGACACGTAAAACAGATCGCCTGCGGGGTCCTGGATGGTTGTGCAAGAAAGTACTTCGAACAGTGCAGGCATTGCGCCGCATGATTGGCTCGGCGTTTCACGGCAGTATCTCCGTTATCACGTTCACGTTAGGAAGTTCAGGAATTGGCAGCGTCCCGCCTACCCGGTCGTACACTGCAACGTCGCCGCTGATGCCGGGGAATACCATTCCGTCCACGCACTGCACGTTCAATAAATCCCTGCGCCTCAACGCGGCGAACAACATCGCCCTGGAAAACGTGACCGTGCCGTTTTGCACTTCACCGTCCGATAGGTCGAATCGGAACGCGCTCTCCCGAATGTATGCCGCGTTCTTCCATACGCAGTTATCGAATCGGGCGTTGATATTCGATTTCGGAGTCCATTGCAGGTGCAGACCTGGACCGGCGGTGTTTTCAAACAGGCAATCCTCCGCGACGACAGAACCGCGCGACTCGGTGGGGAATAGTCTGATCCGTATGCCAGACCCGCCGGATCGAAAAACACGGCATGCGCGGAACGAAATTCGTGCCTCTCTTATGGGGTCTTTCATCCGTGCCAAATTCACGTAGAACCCGCCCGATGCGTCGTTTCCCGATTTGCAATCGACGAAACTCACGTCGGCTTCGTGCGTTGGGTTAGCAGGTTCCACGATGAACCCGCATTGCGGCGCTGTCCCTTTCGTGTTCGAGGCCGTTGTCCGTTCGATATGGATGCCAGTCCCGGAAACGACGGACAGTCCCGCGCGATGGTTCTGGTCTAGAGCGCAATCGTGAACCTGTACCACATTGGACGCAACGCCATGCCCATAATCGAGACCGGGGGCGTAGGCTCCGATATAGATGCCGTCTCCGCCCGACGATTCGACGGTGATCCCGGAAACGTTCGTGCTCCGCGACCCTCGGATACTGACTCCGTGACGCCACTCGCTGGGGGTGTAGGCCTTGGTGCCCTTGGTGCTCTTGGTGCCGGTGTAGTCCTCTTTCCGCATCCGCAGCGTGGCACCGTGGCCTTCGATGGTGACGTTTTCCTGACCCAGCACCGACAGCAGGCAATCGTGGATGTCCTTGAATGCACCCGGCTTGGCCTCGATGGCAACGCCGGGGTTGAGGCGAAGCGATCGGCCGTCCCTCCGAATAAACAGCGGGCGAACGATCCACGGCCTGCCGGTATACTCGACGGTCACGGCATCCACGTTCGGGGTATCGAGCGCCTTCTGGATCGCATCCGTTGCGTCGTGCCGGTCGCAGTCCGCGCGAGTGAGCCTTATGTGTTGCATGTCGATTCTTTCAAAGTCGCCGCCGGGCGAAGTTACTCGGCCACGGGTGTTTCGAATAGGCGTGGCTTTTCGCTCCGTCCGGCGGCTTGCTGTGGGTCAGACTTTCCTTGCCAACGGGGCAAGCGCTATACTCAGCGCTCGCCGCAGATGGTACACAATGGACCATCGGATAGGA